ACTTGAGCCCATCATCCATCGAATAAACGCCGACGGAAAGCCCAGTAATAACACTACCGGTCGGGATCGCAATGATCTCAACCAGAGCACCAACGCCGACGCGATTAAGATGAGCTTTTAGTTCTAGATTAAGAACCTTCTGCTGATGGTTTCCGAAGAAAAAAGTCTCGCGCCCGCCGCTTGGCGAAAGGTGAGACAAGCCCCTATCGAATTGCAAAGGGTTGACAAGCCGGTCTTGCGCTACACCAATGACGTCGCAATCGCATGTACCTTTACCCAAAGTGCGAGCAAAGACATCAAGATTGCGACGGCCACCAGCAAACATCTGAAGGGTGTTGCCATCAATTTCATTCCAGGCCATGATTGGTCTCCTTAGCCGGCCACTTGAGCGTTCGCCACGATCACACCATACGGATTGATGACGTGGGTGTCGTATGCGTATTGCCCGACAAAGTATTGTTCGAACTTACCTTCCCAGATCTTGTTAGACAAGAGCTTGAAGGCGTGAAGGATTTGGTTCGGATCGACCAACAAGACCTGTGCGATCAAAGTACTACCAGCGATACGCGCGGGTTGCAGACGTTGCGAGACCACAATATCCATTCCGTTAACCATTCCGATGACTCCAGAACGGTATGCAGCACCGGTGTCGGTACAGCAGCTTTGGTTTTCACGGATATACTTCTGGGCAAGCCCACGAAGCTTGGACGGGATTACCAACACAGGATTGGCAACTTCTTCACCTGGAGTCGCTGTTTCAACCGGATCGCAGAACCAACCCGCTTGAGAGCTAACTTCGATCATGTTATCAATCAAGGTGATGAAATTGTCGATGGTGGCGGTCGGCAGCGGCTCCTCGCCCGAACCACCTTGACCACCAAGGTCAACGGTATGGTTGAGCATGCCGGCATGTTTGCCAACGTTGTCCGGATGAGCAGAGGCAAGGATCAACGGAAGACTGTAGTTGTCAATCTCCATGATGATATTCTTGTCGATCTGACGTTCCAAAATCTTGATCCACTCATCGTAATGATTGCACATTAGCATACGATCCCGATCGGATAGCTTGATCTGGAACTTGCTCAGCTGGCAAATCGTGATAGCGTCGGGATCAACGCTTGGACCAGGAGTTACCGGCGGGTCTTCATTGTTGTCCGTACCGAAGCCGAACCATTCAATGTCAGTCTCGCGACCGAAGATTGCCCGGGAACCGCAAAAGAGTTCTTGGTCACCGAGAAAATTAGATTTTGCCAGATGCGGAGTGATAGCGCATTGGTGGTACGCATACGAGATCGCACTGGTCAAAATCGGGGGAGTAAAATAGCCGTCTACTTGGGCATAGCCAGCAGCGGCAACATTCAATCCAGCCATTTCGAGTTACCTCTTAGGTTGAAATTTACGCATCTCAGCTATGAGCCTTGCAGACTCTTGCCGATCAGCAGGGTTGCGGGAACGTGCCAACTGTTCTGCTCGAGCAGCCATCTCATTTATTTTGGTCTGGTCAATCTCGGTTGGTTGTCTCTGAGCTGCGCTCGCGAGACGCGATTGTAAGTCCACTCCGGGTTGTGCTGGTGGAGTCTGAGTTTGCTGGTAAGGTTGGAGAACTCGCCTTGCGATTTTTGCCAACCTATCCATATCTTGCTTTGGTGCAGAGGCCAGATTGCGTAGAGCAAGCTCAGCAAGCTGACCTTCGTCAGTTGTATTAAGCCAGGTATTGAATTTCGGATCGTTCATAAGTGTCGGAACATCCGATAGACCCCTAGTAGGATCATTCAACATATAGTTTAGATAACTCTGCCGATCCCGTTCAGCATATTCGGCGGAAAACTGTTCAAACATCTGCTTGGTCTGTTGCTCAGCTACCGCAGGTACAGCTTGTGCAACAGAAGCCAACATCTTGGCGAATACGGCTTGTTGTTCCGGGTCGAGGATTGCAGCTTCCTCAGGAGTCAATGCCTTGAGAGGATCAAATGCTACAGAGGTTGTCCGTTGCAGCGTTCCTTCCAAAGATGAAATCCGCTTACCAAACTCAAGATCGCGTTGGTCTTGGATGCGCTTTGCTTCTGCTAGCGCTTGTTGTGACGCTGCCAACTGTTGCTGCATTGGAGCTACACGCCCATTTGCAGCGGCCAGTTGTTGTTCGAGTTGCTGAATACGAATCTGCTCAGGTGTAAGGGAAGCCGGCGCAGCAGCGGGTGGCGTCTGTTGACCTGTAACCGAGGCGGGTAACGGATCAGGCATTGTAGTCTCCTAGTTTGGCTGATTAGATTTGGCTATGTTTAAGAGGCGGTCTAGCATATTCATCACACCAAGGTTTCGCTCTACATAGGAGTGATCCACTGGTGGTCTAAGCTTAGACATCGTTTCAACGACATGCATCTTTAGCCGGTTGCAATGCTCGAGGAGTAAATCTTGGAGCCTCGGGTTGCGACCGATCTCTTCGGTCAACAACTTAAGAACCTGATCATCCTCGAGATGAGTAAAATTATCTGCCACCGCAGTTCCTACACTGACCAGAAACTTTGAGAGGCGAGGTAATAGGATTTGGTCCACGACTGGGAGCTGTACTACCAGAGGTAACCTTCGGAGTAAACTTTACAGGCGTAACATGGACGGCAGTCGCCCCTGATCCGAACTTAAAGTTCCCGGAAAAGCCATTAAACGATGCCATGATAGACCTCCTTATGTAAGGCGATTATACCGATTGCAAAATCCCATGGCAAGAGGGACTTACAAAATACCAAGTGGATTATTCCTTGCATAGCCTAGCAACACTGGTGGTGCGTGTGGATCTACAAGAGAATCATACACCTCGATTGTCGCGTTTGGTAAAGGTGCTGGGTAGATTGCGACAAAGTCTGCTGCACCAGTTAAAGGATGTGAAACGAGAACAGTTGCATCAGGATCAGCTGTTAGATCACCGGCAATGAATCCATACCCTTTCTCTACGGTAACTGCTGAACTTACCCTAACAATAGTCTTAGTTGCTGTTAAGTCAACTTCACCTGTTCCAGAATCATACATACCGTTGATCGCTGTAGTAAGCTCTTCAGCACGAGCCGCATACGGAATAAACGCTACTGGAGCTATGTAGGTTTCAAGAACTTCCCAAGTGAACCGCCCGAACTGATTTACAAGCTGCTGCTTAACAGCTCCAGAATCAGCTGTTTGGAATTTTCCTGTCGCTGACCATTGCATTGGAATGGTCGCTTCGAGCCAACGGAATCTTCCAAACTGATTTACCTGCTGTTTCTCATACAAGTAATCCTCTTCTTCAAAGGTATCTTCAGTTGGCGGAACAGCCTCTGGATCGCCTTCAACGAAATTCATAATCTCACGAGTTTCACCGGTATCTTCCCATACTACATACTCAGCATCAATCCAGCGCAAGCGCCCAAAACGATTGACCTGTTGCTTTTCATAGATTTCATCATTGAACAGGAAGGTATCTTCGGTAGGAGGCTCTTCATCTGGATCGCCCTCAGTAATATCAACCTTCTCCCGGGTAACACCAGTGTCACTCCATTCCATACCACATTCAAAGATTGTCCAACGCGTACCACCATACTGATTTGATTCCTCAAATTCATATTCGTCGTCGCTTTGAGGACATAGCTCCCGATATTTTCCTGTAGGAGTCCAATTGACGCAATCTACTTCTACCCAACGGAAACGTCCAAACTGATTCACTTGCTGAAGTTCGTAGTTGTCATTGGTGTCAGGACAAACAGGACGAACAAGTCCTGTATTAGTCCAGAACATACATGTCTTTTCTACCCATTGAGTACCACCGAACTGATTACGCTGTTCTTGTTCAAAGATCTCATCATCTGGTTCGCAGAGTTCACGTTGATTCGCCGTATCAACCCAATCTACACAATCAACCGGTACCCAACGGAAGCGACCAAAGTCATTCTTTTGTTCTTTTTCATATTCATGGTTGGTATCTGGACATACCGAACGATATTTTCCGGTATCAGACCACAACATCCAAGGTCTTGACTGCCAACGAAGGCCGCCGCAGTTATTGACTTGTTGAATATCGTAGTGTTCATCGCTTGGGTTTTCACCGTTTTCGCGAATTACACCAGTATCCCGCCAGGTAAGTGGTTCTTTAACCAACCACACTTGGCGATTGGATGTTCCATCGTTGTAGATGTATTGCCACTCTACTACATCATCTTCGATATTACAACGAATGTTTCCACTAAAGACCCACAAATTAGGATCTTCTTCGTGAAGAATGCATGGGCAACCCTTGGTAGCATCGCCATACATCGGAACGGCATCGGTTTCTTCATGTAGGAATACCCAATGCTCTCCAAGTTCTGGTCCTTCCCATACAAAACGGTAGTAGGTAGTTGTTGGAAGATCAACAATCATGAGAGGCTGGCGACGGGTTACCCTTCTCACGTGCCCTATAGTGTAACCTTCTTCAATGTTCTTGCAATCGTAGCATGGAATACGATGAACACCGATGATAGATTGACGCATGATCTCATCTATGCGTCCAAGATGATGATTCTCAAGACCAGCAATTGGTGGCCTTGTCGGATCAACATAGATAACTTCGAGGTAGATAGTTACACTTTCTGGAATCCCGCGCGCCTCTACAACTGGAGACGTGCTTCCGACCATAAAAACCACACTATCATTCAAGGTGGATTTCGGACTAAACACTAATTTTTTCATTTCAAATTACTCCAGGAGAAGCGCCAGAGGGTGACGCCATCGTTTGATTCAATGCTCCGCCAGAAGTACTTCTAGCATCAAGCTGTGGAACTTGTTGTGTGGTCATCGGACTAGCTCCGGAGCCACCCATATTTGGAGTACTACCACCAGAGGCTAGAGACATAGCACGATTAACCAATGGGTCGTCATCTGGCGATATAGCATCCACTGGAATACCATATTCCTTGAGGGCTTCACGGAAAGCGACCTTAACGACATCCTCGCTAACCACTCCCATCTGATTTCCTTCAACCGCAATCGGAATGGCTGTTTGTTTATCCACCTGCTGTTTAGATTCTTCTAGGAGGCCTGCCATACCACGCACAACGCACTCGAGGTCAGCTCCGATGGCGAGATCCTTTTCCGTTTCCATAAGGTATCTAAAGAGCGTTTCAAAAGCAGGTTCGACGAAGTATTCGTCCTCTTTTCGAGCTGCGCCTTTAACAGCTCTGAGGGCATTAGACATCCGCTGAGCAAACTCACCAAGGCTCGCTCTTCCGTACTCAGCTTGTCCATATGCATACGCCGGGATACCTGACTCATCATCTGATCGTTTCTTGAGGACATTGGCTTCTGTAATAAGCATGTGATATTGAGCCGATACCGTTTTCATCGGCCGGATTGGATCAGGAACGTTATTATTGGTATATTGATCGTTCACCTCATAACGTCGGCCTGGTACAATATTCTTTGCATCATTTGGATTCTTAAATGCATCTGAATCTGTCATCACCGGTGGCCTCGCAGCCCAATCCATATTGTCGATTGCGGTGTGCATGATGACATTAATTCGTGCCTCAGTATCCGCTACCCGGGCAGCAATACCAACGGTATCCCAAAAACCATCACCAGTAATAGAAAGAGGTACGCCATAATAGCTACGCTCATTACCGAAGGGAGCTTTGAGAAGTTCAGCTCGGATGGTACGCCGTCCGCAGACTTCGATTCGTGCATTAACATAATCAGTAGTCTTTATTCCAGTTATACCTAACTTCTCCATATCGGAACCAGTAAAATATCCCTCATGGATCAGTACCGTAATTGTTTCATCCGGCCCCCAGTAAGAGGAGACCCATTGGTCATGAAAGTCCATTTGTGATGGAAGCCATCCACGACTCTTCATTTGATATTCTTCTAGAAGATCTGCAATCGCCTCGCCACGATATTCTTTTTGATTAGCCATGTGTATCAGGTCAATACGGGTGACTAATCGACGTTCGGTAACACCAAGACACGTTTGTATATCTCTGGTTGCCTCTGGTGACGGAAAAAAATCATGCGGCGAAATTCGACGAAAGGTTGGCTTCACTGCATGTGCTGGTCGTCCTCTTTTACCTGAATGCTTAAGAACTCTTTTGCGCTGCCAGAATGGAAACTGAATTATACCAATACCATACAAAAAACAATCCCGTCTGTACTGGCTATAGTTCTGCCGGAAGTTTCCTTCGACTACAATGTCACGCATCTTATTAGCTACAATATCTGCGGAGTCCTGTGCCAAGGCAAGAATTCGTGTCTGCTCTATCTTTCTTAAGGCACGAATCTGTTCTTCGAGAAAACCTTTAAGTTGCGGGGAGGGCTGACCATTCGGGAGCATAAGCAACTGCGGATCATTAACCCCAGCCTCTTGCATCTTTTTCCACAATGCTATCTTTATTTCTTCACGGATTTTATCTTTTGAAGCTTCATCAAGTTCCGGTTCAGGTGTAGGTTTGATAGTGAATACTTTATCTAAGCTAGTTAAGAAAAGATCTGAATACCAATCGGTAACGGCTTCAACTTTTTCTTGGGTAATCGAATCATATTTGAGAGCACAAGTCGGTCCAAAAATTTCTTGGAGTGCTTGACGTTGTTCTGGTGTATATTGTTTTCTGATCTGTCTATCAGCACGACGAAGTTGTTCTGCAATGGTAAGCTCACTATATACCCGTGTAAGATTCTTATGGTTCCAAGCATCTACATATCGGCGAACAACAATATCAGCTAGTTCATCTAGCATCGGTTCGGTGAGTTCGATCTTCTCAGCCATTTCAGAATCCTAGTGCGCTTCGAGCGCCATAGCTTGGTTTCGGATCGATAGTCCATTTACCAAAAGTCGGATCTAACGGTACCCCATTATATGCCCCTTGTAACCTCTGAGGCACGAGGTTCGTTGAAGAACGCTTCATAGCTTGATAGTGACCCATAGTCATAAATGCATCAGCAAAGTGAGATGTCCAATCATGTTCTGGTTCAGTACTAAGAATTTTTCTTTCTTCATGAAATTTATAATGATACATAGTTAGAGCATCAAGAATATATTTACAATCGCTTGTAATTTCATCTCTACGTTCATGGACATTGATGATACACCGGTTCAATAACGAAGCACCATAACCAATATCTTCTGCCTTTACCTTAACCCTTGGTATTGGAGTAAATTCAATACCAAACTTCTTAGCATGCATTATTCTAGTCTCGCCTGAACCCCATTCCATATTCTTTATATCATGCGGGGCGATATGACCAATATAAAAATATGGTTTCTTTTTAAGGATCTCAGCATAGTGTTCAATCCCTACAGCAGTATCCATAGCCCAATCGATCATTCGAATATCTGTTCCAACTTCTTGCCAAAAGAGGATAACAGTAGGATCATTCGTTCCCAGATCCCAAGAAGTGAGAACTGGATAACGAGGATCGTAGTTGCATATATTCGCACGACCTTCTCTTTTAAGTTTTTCAATTTCGGCTCCCCATACTGCACCTACGCTGGAGGCGTCCCAGTCGGAGTAGTATTCTTGTCTGAAGAGTGATTCCCCATGACTTTTTCCGTAGAGGGCGATGTATGCACGCCTTTCTTCTTCAAGCTCTTCTGGTGTAAAGACATCTGTTTCGGTTGCTGAGAGATGTGAGGTGTAGGCGTAATCTTTCCCAACAAGTGACGTAAAAATATTGTGGAAATGATTCCGACCGCGTACCGAAGAAACATAGCAAGCACTTCCTTTGTTCTCTTTTAAGATCGGCCGGAAAAAACCAAAGGCCGCTGGATTCGCCAATGCGGCTTCCGAGTAGAAGATCCATACAGGCGGAGCTCCTACAATATTATCGTAATTATCTGAGCCAAGCAATTGCCAGGAGCTTCCGCTCTTGAATTGAACAAGCATAGCTTGGTTATCTACACGAGCAATTAGCTCGGCTGGGAAAGAATCTTTCCAACGTACTCGTCCGGTACGTGGGTTTATAGCTTCCCAGATGGCTCTTCGGCATTGTTCAGCCTTTGGAAGCATATGCCAATAATTACCTACGCGATTGAATGCGTTAATAATAGCAGCATGCATTCCAATTTCGTCCTTACCAGCGCGTCGATGCCAGGCTAGACAAACTTCCTTTTTCTTTTTAGCAGGTCCAGCTCCACCCATAGCTAACCATGCCCCTTCTTGGTAGAAGCGTAATTTCCAGTCATAGGCAGGGAGCTGGTATAGAGCTGTCATTCTGACCACCCATCTCGGCAGGTACGTCTTTCTAATTCTTGTTTGTCAGAAGCTCTGACCAACTCTCTAACTTCTGCTCCACATTCTCCGAGCGCAATGGATAGTCGCTCCTGTTGACGCTGGCAGGCAGCGAAGGAAGATTCGGACAATTGCTGACCTGAGGTGGAAGTGGATTTGATAGCGTTGAGCAGCTTGTTAGTAGCATCACCAACACCAATAGTAGCAGTTTCATAATTCCTCCATGCAGCCTGAGCATTTTCTTCTGCTAGCCTTACCTTGATAAGAAGTTCTTGTTCTCTTAACCGATTCTTTTCATTGGCCTCGCGAAGTTCTTTTTCTCCATCAGCAACTTTTTTGAGCCAAACCTTTTCGGAAGCATCGAATTCTCCTTGGACCTTCATACTGCCAACTTTGAACCCTGCACCAAAAAGAGACAAGGCAGCAATTAAAAGAAGAAAGAATTTTCCTTTTGTCATGTCGTGCCATCCTGTCGGCGCTTCCATGCCCGATACATTACTATGCTACCGGCTACGATGGCAACGATAATCAAGACTGGGATAGACCATTTCATGACAACTTGAATTGTACTAATAGCAGGGGCTAGTTCATTAATTACCTCTGCAGCACCAGCAGTTACTCCAGCTGCTGCAACAGCTGCCCCAGATTGAGCAGAAGATGACTTCATCAACGGAACATCACACTTTTCATCTGCATCTGGTAATGGCTCTTGATCTTTATTTACTACAGTAGACGTGCCAGACAAATACACTACGGCCTCTTTTGATCGGCGAATAACAAGACCGGGTTCAACTACAAGAGCACCATTTTTGCGTACCTTATTAAACATGCTGAAAGCGTTTGCTGCTTCAACAGTTTTTCCTTGATTATGCATTCGTAGCACAGTAGAAGTTTTGAAAGCAGCAAGGCCAATATTATAAGCAAGACTGACCATTGCAGATATCTGCGCATCATCTGTCATTCCAGTGAGCAAAGCTCGCACACCGTTGGTGAAGGTCGTCAATGAAGCGCAAAAAGTTTTATCGGCTTGCGCTTGCGACCACTTCATCCCTTGCGTTATGCCAGATGTTTCACCCCACCCGATTGTCCATCTACCAGCGGAACACTGGTAAGAAGTCAAACGACAACTTTCCGATTCAGCAATAAGCTTTACACCGTCCCAAGTAATTGGCCACTGAAGTGTTATGTCTGGTAGCTTTATCATGATTCACCTCATCAATCGGAACATCTCCTGGCATGTAATTTACCAAGAGCTGTAGCTATAGATAATAACTGGTCGTGAACTTCTTTAAGTGAAGCTTCAAGTTTATCTTCAAGTCGGTCAAGACGAGAGATTGGTACATACTCTACGAACCGTTTTTCGATTTCAAGGTGTAATGCTTCAATCGCTTTAGAGGTATCTTCGATCTTCTTATCTTTCTGCTTAAGAAGATAAAAAAGAAGGCCAATGACTATAGGCCAAATAAAACTCATTACTTGGCTTGCATCCCTTATGACTTGACCTTCCATCTCGCTCTCCTATACTTTTAAGTTGGAGATTGTTTCATCCCAATATACGCTGCCACTAAATCTTGCAAACACTTCTGCCCGACTTTAGTATTTGCGAACCACCCGAATTCTTTCTGTGCTAGGTTTATCAACCCAGCGTTGTATTCGGCTTCACTCTCTGACCGAACTTTGATAGTAGCTATTTCCTCTACATGGATAGTTCCGAGCTTCATAATCATCGGCCATCCAAGAATTAGAAATAACATTCCACCGAACTCCATGTAGAGACGAAGTTTCTTTTCCTCTGCTTTCTTGGCACGATCCAGTGCCTCAAGCTGACTTACTTGTTGTTCCTTTGATACCGCCCGCTTGGCTGTTGGAGCAATCTCCTGCTCAAACTTTTCCATACGGGTGTTCATAGCCTGTAGCTGTTGCAAAATTTGATCTTGCTGCCCAAGAGGCATACCAGTAAAATTTGGAAAACCAAGCGGAGGCATCTGTGGCATTGCTGGTGATTGTTGGACTACCTGATCGTTCATCTCTTTTCTCCAACCGGGCGGTTGCCCGCCCGGTGTTTTAGTTAAGCAATGTTTTGTGTCGGCGTGTTGGTCGTCGCCGCTGATCCGGAGCCAAAGTTCACAGACTTCGTTACGTTGGTTGCTTGTTGGAAACCATTTTGCATGTAATTTCCGAGGGCGTTGATATGCAGCCCAAGGATTTCATGCCGACGGTTATTTCTTTCATCCAGGAGCTGCATCTGCTGCTGTTGCTGATTCTGATTTTGAACCGCAAGCGCATTGGCTTCATTCCGGACGATGGTAATTTGTGCTTCGCTGTGCCTGCGATCACTGTCGCAACGGTCACGATCGCAGCAGAATTGGAGCTGCTTATATGCGATATCGGAAGCTTGTAATGCCAGCGCGAATTGTGCTTGCTCAGTGGCACGCACCGCTTGGTATTGTGCTTCCTTGACTGCGGCCAGATTAACCGCAGCATTACGGTCATTGGCGATTTGTGCTTCGAAGAACGAACGTTGAAGTTGGTTAGTGATGTTCCAACCTACAGCGGCAACTTCGGCTTTCAACCCACCTAGCATCATCATCGAATCAAAATGTTGCTGAGTGGAACTGGCGCTGTCAATGCGGTCTTCAATGCGAGTTTCGGCGCCTTGAATTTCACAGCAGCAAGAACAACCCTTGCCACCACAACCACATCCGCCACCATCGTGACCACCACCCCAGCCACCACGGAAACCGCGGTCAAAGAAGCTGGAGAATAAACCACCGCCAAAACCACCAACGGCACCACCAATCAGAGCTGAAAGGCCGCTCCCGCCTGCCAGAGTGTCATACACTTTATGGACTCCAGAATGAGAGGTATGGCAAGACTCTCTTCCTCGATGAATAGCCTCTTCTACATCATCACGGAGTTCTTCAACTTCATCTTCCACATCGTCAAGTTTTTCATGCGTAGTGTGGTGCGCATGTCTAGAATGAACATCGTGAGCATGTAACATTCCAGAAAGACCAGCATGGGGAGCAGCATGTGATTCATGCATATGCTCGTGCCCTTCCATGTTTATCTCCTTACTACAGTTTATCAAAGCTCACTGGCTTTCCTTACAAGCGCAAGTACAGGTATCATCCTTCGGAGGCGCCTCTCCATCTTTGCCCTTCGCTGTAAAAAGAGAAATTTTCCTACAGTAGCGGCATTTCAATTCCGCTGTACCGTTGATCCGACCTAGTCTTCTTCCACAGGTACAGATAACCCAGAACAGCTCGACTTGTTTACACATGATTACTCCTTTGAATTGGCCTAGCCAAAAATTAACCTTCCAGAAACAAACGCTTGCGACAATTTCTTGCCACCATAAAATAGCGCACCGACTCGTTTTCCATTAAGAAAAAGCTTAATGATACGTAGCGGCGCATTGATGTGCAATGCTAAAACAGTTTGGACGCTGCCAGCATCATTAGAGACGCGGATCGTAATATTGTGATTACCAAAAACTTCCGGTGTGCCTGAGATTTCACCAGATGCATTCGCACTTAATCCTGCTGGCAAGCCAGTCACAGTCCAACTTAGCGGTGCGTCGCCCGTCGCAGTCAGTTGATAATAGTACGGCTCATTAGCTGTAGCATCTGGTAGTGCATTAGTAGTAATGATAGGCGGGTCTAACACAATCAGCGTAATAATGCGCTCATCAAATCCATACCCATTAAAGGCTTGGAAAGCAAGCTCGAACACGCCCGCTACTGTTGGCGTACCACTCAACGTGCCAACCAGTTGTGATGAGCTAAAGTTAATTCCGGTAGGTAGCGTACCATATCCATCCATAATTTGTAGTGATCCAAGCGGATCACCAAGCACGGAAATCGTCTGCGAATAGGGCTGCCCGCGAATAGCAGTAAGCGTCGCAGGGGTTATGATGACAGGTGCACCACTGAAACCAGCAATTAGAATGGTGTATTGACGCGTATCCACATAGCCAAGGCCCGATATATTCTGTGCCTGAACAGTGAAGGTGTATTCCTCAAAAGCTGTTCCGGGCGCTGGCGTTCCAGTAATGTTCGAGCCATTCAAACTCAAGCCGGGCGGTAGCCCCGTCTCAGAACCAACTGGTGGAAGGATTGTCCATGTGATTGGCGGTGTGCCAGAGGCTTGCAAGCTCTGCGCTTGAGGTGGGTAAGACTCACCTTCCACCCCGCTTAACAGTGAGGGCGTCAAAATAACTGGACGTGCAACTACATTAATCCAGAATGTTTCTTGTGCATGAGCATTTGCTGGAATGTTCGATACGCGTAGATCAAACTTGTATCGTCCTATTGTTGTAGGGACGCCATCCAACGAACCCGTAGGCTCGTCGAAGGTTAGTCCAGCCGGAATGCCCGCAGTCTCACCAGAGGCTGTTCCACCTGTCGGTAGCTGTAGCGTCCATGTCAGTGGAGGATCACCATTCGCAGTGAAGGTATAGGGCAAGAAGTTCGGCTTCAACGATGAGCTTTTCGTTCCGACGATTAGATAAATTTCTGGTGCAAGCACCTGCGTATTATCAGGCGGAAACACATCAGAAATAGAAGGCGTCGTGATCGTCAGCGTGAATGTAACCGGAATGGAATTACCGAACTGATTCGTCGCAACAACCGTAAAGACGTAACTTCCTGTTACCGGCACGAGCCACGACAAAACACCAGTCGGCGACAAGATAAGCTGCGAGCCTTGTGGCATCGAACCACCGCCCGAAGGTGTTGGTCCGGCTGTAATCGCCCACATCACAGCGGCTGTACTAGTTGCAGCTAGGGTCATCGTAAACGGACGATCCGCACCACCAACCAAAGACGTTCCGGTCATAATTTGTGGTACTGCTCCAACTACCAACGTAAATGGAGACTCTGCTGTACTTGTCCCATTCGTGATGCGAATGTTAAATGTATAAGTACCCGCTGTAGATGGTGTGCCAGACAAAACGCCCGCTGTTGTGAAAGTCATACCAGCGGGTATGTTACCGCCGGGATTCGTCCATGATATAGTATAGAAACTATCAATACCTTCCGCTACAAATGTCAGGTTGCCATATGCCTGTCCTACAGTGCCAACCCGTAATGGCGAAGTCGTCATGATTGCCAACGCAGTACCAGACTGGATGGACAGTTGTCGTGTCACTGTACCGGCAATGTTACGCGCCTCGACCGTGAATGTCGCTGTTCCTGCGTTTTGTACCTGTCCAGTAATAGTACCTGTCGCACTGTTCAAAGATAGGCCGACCGGCAATTGTCCAGATATGACTGACCATGTAATCGGTGTCGTGCCAGTCGCAGTGAGTTGCGCTGAGTAGGGTGTTAAGAGACGTGCATAGCCAAGCGTTGTCGTCGTGATCTGTGGCAATGTGTTGATCGTGATTTCGAAAATCGCATCATCATGCCCAATAGCATTCTCTGCACGCAATGAAAACGCATACGTCCCCGCCATTGTAGGCGTACCAGAGAGGATGCCTGTCTCTTCATCGAACCACAATCCGGGTGGCAGGTCTGTCAGGAGACTCAGAAGTTCCCATGTGATTGGTTCAAGACCTGTCGCGTTGAACTGTAGAGGCGCATACGCTTGTCCAGCAATGCCGCTACGAAGCGGAGACGTGGTATTGATATGCGCACTAGAGCGCACTGCAAAATCAAATGTTCTTGTGACGTTACCAGTATTATCATATACATTATAGGCTATAACCGTAATGCGACACGATTGTCCATCGACAGTTGGTGTGCCAGAGATTGTCCAAGTCGAAGGATTAATAGACAATCCAGTCGGTAATGTACCAGACGATACCACAATCGAAACTGTCAACGGGGTGGAACCTTGAACATCAAAGGTGAAAGAGTATGGCTCTTCATACACACCGCTTGGAATAAATGTATCTATAATGCGTGGCGGCTCGCCAACATTCAGGGTATAAGACGCAGTATCTTGAAAACCAACAGCATCCGTCACCGCAATGTCAAAGTTGTAACTCCCTTCAAACAGCCCAAGTATGCCAGAAATATTCCCGTAATTATCAATACTTAAACCATGCCCATCTGAAAGACCGCTGATGTTAAAACTAAATGGCCCTGTACCTGTATTGGGTATCAACAATACTTGATTGGAAAAGACTCGACTATAAACGCCAGCAAATGTCGTGACGGTTGTATCGATAACAGGTGGATCAGGAAAGGTGAGTGTCGCCGTACCTGAGAAGAATCCTTTCCCACCATTCGGCCCTGCGTAGTCCAATACCGCCTGTCGTGCAGCAGCAAGTGGTGGTTCATTGCCAGCACCAAACGGTGTAGTCAAATCCATCACAACGACATTATCGATCCACCACTGTGCTGCGGTATTGCCTGACAAACCCTGAACAGCGGCTTGTAAACGCAACCCTAAGGTAGTCGTATTCGCTGTCCAGATAAAATCCACCAGCCCAAAAACATTCGCACCAACTATCGTGAAGGAGTGTCCAATATCGACACCGGCGTTCGAGAACTGAAAGGAGTCTCCTGTAAATCCGGAAGCCGATATATTCACTCGACATTGCGCACGGATATAATACTTCCGCCCGCTCACCACAGTGATGTTGCTTGTCTGCGAGGCAGCTTTATTGACACCGGACTGTGCGGAGAAGTTTATCTGCCCGTTGCAATATCCACTCGCCGAACCATACTCACCATGCCCCGGCGCGATGATAGGCGTCTGCCGAGCGATTGATAGGTTGATTGCGTTGTTATTCGAACCAGCGACCCACCCGGTCGCATCCGACTCAAACGATCCATTCGGTACGAGGTTAGTGAAGGAATAGGAAGCCATCACTCATCCGCAACAAAGACGAACGTCGTTGGGTTTGCCTCGGAGTATTGTTGTGCTTCCGTCTCGTCAGCAGCCTCATAGACTTTAACCGCTCCCGGAACGCCACCAACACTAGTTGGTTCGAGCTTACCCGTTTCAGGGTTGAGTATGTATTCTTGCAGTGGCATGATGTGCTCCGGTTATATTAAATTGTTGGCGTTAATATTAGTACCTACTCCAACATTAACAGTGCCCGCCTTGACAACATTATTCACAAAAATATTTTTTATTGCAGCGCTACTTAGTGAATCCATAGTTACACTAGAACAATTGAAGATATTTCCACTGATTATAGACTGAGAATTGTTTGCTAAACCAGCTATAACAACGCCTTTCTCACAGTTAATAATGTTCCCACTTATATAATAGAAATTCTCACTAAGCCGAAAAGCTTGTCTAGCGTTATTAATAACGCAATTCAAAACTCTAATTCCAGAAGAGTTTATCCTAGATGTGATAGCTAATACATCTTCAGTAATATATGAAGAATCAAAAAGACAATCGGCTATTGTGGCGTTAACTGTCGGAGCAAAGTTAGAGCCAGAGGTTACATCGAAATAAATTCCAAAAGTCATATCTATACAGTGAATTCTAGCAACACTTAGCGTTCCTAGATCACGAGAGGGTGCTGCTCTATATGAAGCTAAAAATGTACAGGATGAAAGTGACTGCACACCTTTAATAAGAAAATCCTTAAAGGAGCAATTTTTCGCAGTTAAAACGAATCCATCCTCAAGGCTTGAAGCGCCGGAATAATACTCTAAACGGGTAGCAGGCCCAACACCACAAATAGAAACATTATCCTTATTCATATTGATTGTGCCACGAATATCATACGTCCCTTCGCGCAACACGATCTTCCCACCGCCCGCAGGCAATGCGTTAATGGCGTTCTGGATATATGTATTGTGCGTATTCGCAGCCGTGATCTTGATGTCACAATCGTCCGTGAAGCCGACGACGATGGTAGCCGAACTGGATAGCGAGTCGGTCAAAACCTTCTGCGTCACCGCGCCGTCCGTTGCAGCTCCAAGAGAGTTATAAAGTTTCGTAGTTCCAAGAACACTTTGGGTTGCAACGGGGAGCGGCTTTCTCTGAAAAGTATCTAATGCATTTCCAGGGTTGGCATCGATGATAATACCACTGCCAACCTTCGATACTATAGAGATTGGCGTTGATGTTTTCAAAATACCATCATTATCGAGTGAAGTTATTTCAATAGCGTTTAGAGTACTAAGTCCATAGATACTTACATTACTGCCATGAGATATATCAACATGACCTATAGTCGCATTAGTGGCGCCACTTTGAAATTCAAAAACAGAAGAAAATACTTTTATAGAGAGTGTATTATTAGACAGCAACGCTATACTAAATGAATCACGCACAGAAAGATTGTCACACACAATGCCGCTCAATGACATTGCAACTACTGACGTTGAATCATATATATGTAAATTTTCAATCTTTCCAGCGCCCATAAACATAAATACTTTACCAGTCGGCAATGCAAAGCCTTTAGTATTTTGAATAAAAATATCACCAGCATACGCAGAAGTTACAGTAATAGTTACGGCTGTATCAAAAAACCTATTATTAACATTGTCATCTAAAAACGCTTGCAATCCTCCGACAGGGAAATGTGCCCCTTCCGTATAATTTCCGCCAACACCGCGCATCATGAAGCCGGTGTGTCCGCTATCTGGTGCATCAAGATTATCGAGCATGGCGTGATCTGTCACACCTTCGCTTAAACCGCCTACAAGAATCCAAGTAGTACCGTTCCATCTATATAAATTAGATAAATCAGCCGCAATTTTTAATTCAATTGACGTACCAATCGAAATACCGTTTGATTCACCCGTAGTAATATCTTGATTGACGCTTCCGCTTAGCCCATTTTTAACAAATGCACCGAGATTAGACATACCAACTTCAGGCGACTGTATGATTCTTTCCCAAGCAACAGGTGTATAAGCATTTAGTGGAGCATTTCTGACAAAAAAGCGAACTACAGTTGATCCAGTTCGTTCAAGCGTTAAGGCAGGATAGCTGACTTGATAGTTTGCGCTTAGCTCAATTTCTTTAGCGCCTATTTCAACAGTATTGCGAAATACTAATACTACAAGTCGGGCATTTACTCCCCAATTTCCTGTAGTATGATTATCTTCTGTTGCTATTGCAAAAGCTGCCCTAAAACCATAAAACGTTGAATACGCTAAATTCAAAATATCCTCCCACACAGGCACAGTATTGGAAGCATTCGGAATTACAGGAATAGCAGAAGTAGCAGATTTTACACCAATTAAAATTAAATCTCCTACTTGATGTTCTGGAATTTGAATTTCTGCATTTTCAGTTTCGGCATAACTAATTAATTGAATCGGTTCAACGATCTTAGGGCGCACCCAAAGAACTTTATCATTTCTTGGTACAGGCGGTGTTGTACCATAGTGAACAGATTCAACTGAAATACCTTCAAATGGATCACTTTCTTCATCCGTAACGATATAGCGTTTTCCTTCCACGCCAGAATCGGTAAGATTCATTGACTCAATATCTGACTTTAGACAGAACTCGGTCAACGGTACTTTTCCTCCTACGTGCTCAACATTATCCACCGAAAGCGCTCCGGAGCATAACCTCCGGACGCCTCCGATGTCACGATAGATATTGCCAGTATCCACTGCAACAATAAACTGTCCATCCACAACTGGAATAGTTCCAAGCTGCGCTTGAAGTACTTCGTGATGAGTAACCAGTGACATGATGGACACCTTATTGTTTAATCAGTGTTGAACCCAAGTAAGAAGAGCGGCAAGCTTTTCAATCGCAGTTTGCGTGTTAGCCTTTGACAACCCGGCAGTAGTGTCGTCGAAGATCACCTTATCTGCATCCAACGGACGAGCATCAATCTCACCGGAGGAATTGACAAACAGGTAGTCATTCTCGTTACCGAACGCATCCTTATCCAACTTATTGGATAAATCAATCTCAGCAACACCAGAGCTATTGACGACAGAGACGCCATCCACTTCAACGTCCGTAACGCCGGTGTCCGGAAAATCACTCAGCACGAGATTTCCAGATACATCTACAACGAGTGTTTTGCCTTCGTTGGCGGTACCTTGTGCTACATTGACTTTTGCATTTAGTGCATTGACCAGATCAGTCTGATTTGTCAACGTACCACCAATACCGCCCCACGCAACCGACTGTGGAATGCTGATGGTTACCGCCTCAAATTCATCCACATTCGGAGAATCGATCGCAGTCACTTCAGCTTGGAAACCATTAGAGAAGATGACGATATCACCTACTGACAGATTTCCGGAACCAGTCAAAAGAGTCAAGAGAGTAGAATCATAGGCGTTTGTTGCGCCAATTGCGCCCGTACCATTTTCACTAGACGACCACTTATCCGGCAACGGAATACCCGGTACAGATACAGTAACGGTGTTGCCAGAACCCGGAGTTAGCACGACGTTCGTGCCAGCGATGATATCGGAACGTGTCAGACGATTCGAGACCGCACTTTGGATATCAGTTGTGATTCCGGAGAGGGTCTTACCACTATCGATGACTTGACCAGCGTCATCAAATACGGCGATGGCATCTTCATCCGCAGTCGGAACTTTATCCATCTTGTCGGAGATGAGCTCAGTAACCTTGCCATCAATAACATCCAAGCCGCCTGCAAGTTCATCGACGGCATCTTGAACATTAGTGGCGGTGAGTCCACTAGTTGTATTATCATAGGCTACATTTTCAGCATCTACATCGAGAGCTGAAGCATCGTCCCAACCTGTACCGTTCCATGTTGCGAACGTTCTGGTGTCGGCGAAATAATACACGAACCCTTGCGAGGCAGGCTGCGGATTGGTTACCGAAGACTTACTTGAAGCGTAGATCATTTTGGTGACTTCAACACGGAGAACCGTGCCGGCGCCATTATCCAAATCTCGCCAGACTCTTCCATTATCCCCAGCGAAGATAATTTGACCTTCTACTACTGGAACGGTCCCAATCAGGGAAGCGCTCACAATATGGTGCGTTACGAATGCCATTTTGCTACTCCTTAATGTTGAACCCAAGATTGGGAACCGATTGTTGGAACCACCATACCAGCTGAATTTACTCCAAGAACAAGCCCGGTATTAGATATCCCCTGATCCTTGTCCACTTTACCATCAAGTTCGTCTTGCAAAGCTTGATCGAGATTCGCTTTCACGATCTTTCTCCAACCCGCATCGAAGTTGATGCTAGAGTTTTTGACTAGGACATCATTTACTTCTCCACCTGGAACACCACCATCTCCAGGAGGACCAGGCGGTCCTTGGTTCAAAAAATTTGCACCACGGAACTTCCAAGATCCTACAGACGCAAAGTACGTCCAGGTGTAGTTCATCGTACCACTATTGAACGAAACCAAGGTATTACCGTTGACCAAAGGCATTGGTCCACCGGAATTGATCCACGCTTGGTTAAGATCGTTCTGTACAGCGATCTCAGGCAACGCCTCATTAGTTGGACGAATACTTCCTACAGAAGCTCCTTCCAACATGGCGATGCTGATGTTTATATTTTCGAGTTGTGCCATGATGTCGTTAAGAGCAGCCTGGACTGTGCGGCTACGTGGGACATCATTGATGGCTTCCGCTGGGTGTTGATTTGGTCGATCCCGGCCATTGAGATCTTCGTGTAAGAAGAGTCCGAGGTCAATAGTGAACTCATCAACATCTACATAAGATGTTGCGCCAGAGGAATGAGTGAAAATGATTTGTTTCTTGTCCGAGGACAGTGTCACACTTTCGACAGCATCTGTCGGCGGATTAGTCAACTTGGACTGAAAATAGAGATATATTTCTGAACCAAGATCAGTGATGTCTATCTCACTGACTGGAGCACTAGCGCTACCCATATTACCGAGCAATGCTTTGGCTGAGATATTTGCCAAGTGCGCTAGTGTAAGGGAACTTTTCTTGACTGAGAGAGCCTGATCAGTAGGGTCTTGTTCAACCGTTACACCATCGCCGTGCGGCATCCGTTCTTCAAGATCGGTTAACCTAGCACGATCAGCCTTCATCTGTAAACCGACCTCGGCAAACGCCAGGTCGATGTTTTCTTGTACGCTCATGCAAGAGCTCCCAGAAAGACCGCACGATAATCATGCGAGGTTGCGTTAGTACCGAAACCAATGTTGGAGAGCACTCTATCTTGCTGAGTAGTGGTCAACGTTTGGGTCTTATCATAAAAGAGCACACCTGTCATGTCAACGGGTGCTACAAACAAACCATCCGGTGTGCGCTCCAGCTTATTTTCCGGATTCGAATCAAGCGGTTCCGGGTCAACTTTCACTCCAGTTGGAGATACAGTAATGCGATTGGTAGGCGCCGGATCAAGTCTCAAGTTCGCTACTACCGGTTGTGCAGTACTCCCAATCCCGGTCAGCTGAATTGAATTGGAATTCTGTACATTGGTATCTACATGGATACCAAGAGCAGCAGCAGTCAATCCAGGAACCAGAATGATTCCATTAATTGACGGACGGCTGGAAAGGAGCATGTAATCATTGACACCACCGGTATTAATATCAACAAACAATCCATCGGCATAATTTACCAGGGCGTTTCCAGGCGTCGGAGATACCTTAATGATAGCCTGGAGCGGCATCGGGGAAGTACCATTTCCAGTCCAGGTAACATTAGAAGATGGGGAGGTATAGACTCTGGTCATGGTGTCTGGGGAAATCCCTAGAGCGGCCAAAGTGATATTACCAGCTAGCGTCACCCCGTTAATAGAAGGTCTATTCAGAAGGGAGTTGTAATCTACAACTGGGGTGAAGGTGGAAAGATCTACAAAGAGTCCGTCCGGTTTCGCTTCGAGAGCATTATCCGATGCCAGAGAGATTCTGACTTCCCCGGTCAATGGCTGGGAGGGAGTACCATCACCAGCCAATGTCCATCTAAAGGTGGGGCTGTCCTTCGTCGCTACAGCTTGGAGACCGGACGGCGCGGGTGGAGCACCAGACCAGACACCGCTGTTAAACGTAAGGACATCCCCATTGTTCGAAGTGATCGGAACTAGCCGATCTAGTACCGCAGCCGCAAGATCAGTCAGCGGAATACCAGAAGCCGGCTTGGTATAAAACCCAGCAATGTTTGCAAGAGTAGCCAGACCAAGTTCAGCTGCCGTCTTATTGCCCTCGAGAACGATCCCATTAATAGATGGCAGGTTGAGTAAATCGTTGTAGTCAGTGATGACCCCAAAAGACAACGGTACGGTGTATTGCCATACCAACGAATCCATTACTGGGTTGATATCGGTAGAGCGCTGTAGACGGAACATAACGCCCGGCTCAATCGTCGCCCCGAAATTATAAATTGTCCGAAGGGAAGAAACACTTGGCGGGATCAGGGTAGCTACCCCATTCCGTACTACATAGAAGTTCAACGAAGAGGTATCGCCCGCAAACACTACCAAACCATTAGTCGCTGTGTATTGCAAGGAGATCGGCGCAGCTGGAATTCTATCATACCAGGCTGTTCGTGAATCTACATTGATAAGCAAAGTCCAAAGTTCATTGATCGCGTTGACCAAGTTGGATTTATCTGTAGTCCCAAGTAACCCAAAGTCTCCGATAGCATCAGAAAAGATCTGATGAAGGTGTGCTAGCGCCTTATAAATCCCATCGGAAACCACTACATTGTTGGAGCCTTCCGTTGGTAACAGATCAACCCCATAGATATGAGCAGGAATCGGAATAGGCGCCGGAAATTGTTGTGGAGGACAACAGGCAGATTCACCAAACCGCTGCGGAAGATGGCTATGCGGACTCCCACAACACGGAGGTCCGAAACGAGAAGGAAATTGTGTCATTCGATCACCTCAAGAAGCATAGTGGCAGCCGTCGTGCTGGCGGGGTCGATGTTGGTATGCAAAATAGTCAAGAACATCAAAATCGGATGCGCACCCGCTAAGAGGTAATCATGCGACAAGATTGTAAAGTTGGTGATCCCCTTCGGCAAATTGCCTGTCGGAAATCCAGGAAAGGATATCCAAGTTCGGTGCGGATCATTCTGGACTAATAATTTAAAAGAACTTAATGGATTTTCTGGAAGAGATCTTTCTAAGGTCAATCCAAATGTATCGAAGAACAATGAGTTATCTTTATTTGGATGGATCAAACGCCCAGCTTGATGCAAGGCTCCAACAATCAAAGTGTTCGAGCCGCTGATGAACCATCCGACTACAGAAGGTAGAAAAGCAGAGGTAATCGTAAAGTGAAGTGGATTGGTAGTCGGTGAAAAAGGTAAAGATATCACATCATCACCAGGCTTCAGAAATTTCGAAACAGGCGAAGCATAATTGTTATAGATGGTAATCTTATCAGTCGAACGTCCAGCTAAGCTGACTTGTAGAACGTTGCTATTGACTTCGACTTGGAACCCACCATAAAATAAAGAAGGCTTCGTGGAAGAACGAAGAAATTTTGTTGGGGTGGCTACACAAAGATATTTATCATCTGCGGTTACCACTACGCCGTTTGGTTCAGATGTAGGTAACGGCTCCCACGGCAACGCCAGTACCCGGGTACGGAAAGGAAATTCATCTGTTCCAATCTGAACTGAACCAGTACTTAGAGGATTCGTTTTTGTAGAAACAGAATCACCCAATATGACCGGTTGAAGCAAGTGATGTGGCGCTCCCAATGTCATATAAATACCATCCAGCTTCCGATGTGGGCAGAGATTCGGAACGAATGGTTTTTGGGTAGGGGGGCAGACAAAGGGTTGACCACACCACTTTTGCTGAAAAGGATAAGGTGCCGGCTTAACTTCGCAACACGGAGGCGAAGCAGAAGGCGCTCGAGATTGAAATGTAAACGAGCTCTCGTCTTCAAAAACGAGAAAGACTGGATACACTTCATCAGGCGGAGATAACCATTCGACCGGAATGGTGACCAGAACCCCCTCGGGGTGGGAAACCCACGTGATGTCCTCTAGGGTCATTTGCACCGGGGGGACTGGAACTTTTATATCTGATGGTCGAGTAAATGGATTCACTCGATTCCCCGGCACAAAATGCACCGGTAAATCAGATGGGGGAATTGTATTATGAACATGCCCACATGTCACCGATGGTTGTCCAGCGATGTCATAACGATAAACCATTATTTTTTTCAACGGTTTAACTAAGACCTGCTGTGGGATGACGATCGTGTGTATGCTCATGATACAGCAAACAAAAAGGTAGTCAAAAAGAAAACAAAAATACGAACACCAGAACAGCACCTACAAGGAGAAGCTATGGTGTAAAAGAAAGTAGTCACCCATGACGGCAAAGTTGACTCAGGACTACACGGGTTGTATTTAGGAAACGGATGTGAGATCTGTCTAGAGGCATCTACATCGAGATAGACACCACGCCGGTGAAGTTCTTCGAGAGTATCATTGACGGCTTGAATAAGCTCTTCATTAGTCTTTATTTCCATTTCGCCATCCTCGTAGATTGGGTGGAGGAGTAGAGCCAGCTACATTTTTCGGTTCTTCAAATACCCACCTCTTTCTTGTTTCATTCCACACCTTGTCCTGGATATCTTTACCTTGGAGCACTTGTGGAGAGGAACTCGGGGTAGTCACTACAGCAGTGGTTGGTTTGAATCCGATAGAGGAAATAGTACGAACGCTAGAGGCGGTTCCGTCTTCGTGCTGGACTACACGTGGGGAGAAGAAAGAGACCTTACGCATTGGTCTTGGCCTCGTTAACCAGGTCTCGTACTACTACAGTGAATGGTTGATTGGTATGGAGCGAGAGTTTTTGATCTGGGTTATAAACTTCAGGCCGAAGACCTTTAAGCATAAAGCTCGAAAGGTGATCTGAGTATTTGGTGATTTCCCCGGTTTGATTTCCACGCTTGTCAAAAACTGGGGTAGGGGTGCCATAGGTAGCTCGTTGGAGAGCTTGTTGTTCCAAAGCATCTATGCGTGCTTGCTTGATAAGATTCTCACGAGTGACGAGCTCTGGGTAAAGATCCCTACAGTGGGACAGCTCATCAAGAGAACGATTACAGCGAAGGACTGCTTGAGCTGGGAACATTCCTCCGCCCTCATCTGAAAGGTAGAAGAGGTAATCATTTAACCAGCTGTGTGGGCGATCGTTTGTGCTCATGCGAGGGAGGGTAACAGAGATTGTGTTGGGTGTCAAGAGGGAAATTGAGAAAAGTGAAAAGATAGGTAGGGAGTAGATATAGAGGTGAAATGCGAGAGGTAGTTGATTGAAAAAAGTGTCCCGTCATTCCCTATATCCCCCCGGCAGTTGCCCAGGTGGGGGATGCATATAGGAGATGATAATAATTATCATTTGAAAAGGGCATGCAAAATGAAATGCACATCATGACAAATGCATGTCCCCCTGCCCCTCCCCCCGCAAAAATTTTTGATGCTGAATGAATGAACATAAAAATGATACATACATATAAACAATATGACACAAATCAGCATCACATTTGATTTAGATCAATGACATGCAATGCTAAAACATGATGCAATTGAATTGTGCATACATGTTGTATGTACATAATCACACACATAGGTGCCATCATGTCACACACATTTGTTACAATGCCCACCCGTCATATCATCAACATGCTTGAAGGCATGAACAATGAAAAACTTGATGAAATGATTGCCATCATCAAAAATGTCAAATCATCACGCAGGGAAAATAAATCAGCATGTGATTCCCCTGTCAAAAGGGTGTTTCAGATTGCTGACAGCATGCAAGGCAAGAAACGCAGTGAAATCATTGCGGCATGTGTTGAGGCAGGAGTGAACATACACACTGCCAAAACACAATATCAGATCTATTTTGCAGTGCGGCAACAAATGAACAAGGCAGCATGATGTTTCAACATGATGCCCCGCAAGGGGCATCATTGTGAAACACCAAGCATTTATTGAATCCTACATTGTGGGAGGCATAGTCACATTCCTACACTACCATTTCACCGGCACATTCTGTCACAAAAAGTTCATACCCTTATGTACCCTTTTTTCATAGGGAATACCCTAAAATGCCTGTTAACCCTAAATGACCTTTTTTTGGTTTTTGAGGGAGAAACGTTTGCGGCATCAATTTATCTATTAGATTATCTTATATTATCTGCTGCCTCTACGGATTTCATATATTCTATAATAAATACAATAATATATTAAATAGATATATATATATTATAGGTATATATTAGTTGTTCTATTTATGACATATATCCAGGGGTTAGGGCATTTATTGATAAAATGTACGTTCTAACCCATAACAATTTTTAACACTACTCTTTACACATTAACACATTTTTTCGCACACATTTATTTTTAGCAACAGTTTCTGCACACACCCAGATTTCATGTTACAATACATGTATCATCCATTCTGAATGACATTCGTTCCACTTATCTGTTCCTCTTATCCGTTCCCCTTGTCATTCAGATCATCACTGTAGGGGAACTTAACACACGCAACATCACACACAAGGAGCAACATCATGTCGCACACATCTGCCATTCCTTTCATCACTTTCGAATCCCTTCTTAACACCCTCAACGAACTACAAGAAAGGGAACAAATTCTAATGGAACGTGACATCATGTCCAATCATGATGAATCACCAGAGGATTTCTATCAAAACATCAATGCTGTTTCCATCCTGCCTGACAATGAACAAGAACCTAGCATTCGCACCATCAAAATTGAAATGCCAACGGGCGATGGTGACAATGAATGTATCCTCCTCATGGCATTCAAGGACGACACCCTGGTAGGAATTGAAATCAATGTAGATATCTCTGACAAGCATGATTTTCCTGATTAACAACCTCTAACCTCCAACACAATGTAGGGCATCTATAACCGGTGCCCTACAAAACAACCTCCAACCATCTCTGTCTAAAGGAGAGCTAAAAATGTTCATCTCTCTTGAATATGCCAAAACTTCTGAACTCATCCAACTGACCTTTCTAATAATCTCCAAAGATGGAGGACGCATTAAATATTCTATCCCACCATCACTTCTCCAACACTTCCCACATAGCACCACTGAAGGAGAGCATCTTCCTGCAATAGAACTCCTATCCACCAGACTTGCAGAAGACGAAGGCGAATTTGAAAACGGGATGTATGGTCTTTACATCCGCATTTTAACTTAACCTTCACTATCTTCCATCTTCCATCTTCCATCTGTAGAGATTAACATGAAAATATTAACCTTTCTAATTCCACTGATTACCCCACCGGCTCATTCAAACGAGCTTCTTTCTGTGGAACTTTCCAAACAAGGCAGTTTCAACGCCTTTACTCATCTTCCACCCATGTTGTGTTGCCATACCGAAGACAATCAAAAAGCCTTCGATAGAGATGAATCATTCATCTTTTGCGCCTACAACCTCATTGTCATTCTTCCTTAACCTGGAGCACTACCATGTCTCTCACACCTCAAGAACTCTTCCAAGCCTTGTCCTCCCTTGTAGGACACCGCCCATCCGTCCGATATTCTTTGGATGCAGACGATCCGGAAGAAACAGAAACCTGCGATGCAGGTATGCCGATCGAAAATGTTTCTATTGAACAAGAGTACGATCAACATTCCTTTGTTCTATTTGAAACAGAAACCCAATCTGAAAAGTATCTAAAAATTCAAATTGGATTCTTCAACGGCAAGATTGACTACATCTCAATCTGCGACGACTAACCATCCTGTAGGGACTCAGCCTCCCACAAGAGATTGAGTCCTTTTTCCGTCAGCATAAACGCTGCTACTTTCTTTTTCTTATCTTTATGCCATTCCGGAACCAATATAAGATATCCTTCTGAACATGCTTTTAGTAACGCATCATCTGTATCTTTTCCTCTCCACCCTCTTCCGAACTCCGTTGTGGGACATGCTGACACCCGCATTTTCTGTAACCAAGGCTTCGGCCGGTAACCTCTCTGATAGGCATAAACCTTCTGTAGTATTTCAATCATCTCCATTTTATATACTCCTTACGAATTCAACCCGACTGCCATTTTCATCATTCACCCTATCACCCATATCACCCACCCTGTAGTCACCCCTCACACCGCCGGAAATGCCCTTTGTTCCTCAATCTTTTTACCTACCCTTTGATAAACATGCCCATCATCCCACAAGAACACACCTTCTACAACCGTTCTAAAAACATTGTTTTAGTTCTAGACAACATCCTTAGAACCTCCTACAATACAATTGTGATCTAATCAATGTCCTGATCACTTTCTCAACCACCTAGAAGGAGCACTACCATGGCACGCAAACCTAAGCCCGCCGAGCAACCGACGGAAGAAGCATCTGCTTCTGTTTCCAACAACGAATTCACGGAGGCTATCCAAAATGTCACCGGAACAACTGAACCTGTATCTGCATCGGCTATTGAACCCGTCGCAGAGCCAAACGCACCCGAGCCGGAATATCCGGATGCCAATACCTTCCAGGGTCTCCTGCATACAATCGAGTTGCTCAGCGTTACACAACTTACCGAGGTCATTACCCGTGCGACGACGCTCAAGGCTGCATTGGTCGGTCCGCGGAACAAGAGCTCTTGTGAGTCACCGGTGCTAAAGGTTCTCACCATTGCGGATGATATGAAAGGCGCGCAACGCAAAGATGTTATAGCTGCTTGCGTCAATGCTGGTGTCAATATCCATACCGCTAAAACCCAATATCAGCGGTGGAAGGAAGCGCAGAAAGCCGATGCCGCTGTAGCCGCAGCACTCAACAAAAAGGTTGCATGATGTGGTACCAAGCCTCCGAGGTCAGTGTGTGAACCCCGGTCGGTTTGGTTATGCGTATTCATCCGAGTGCGCAGAATCAAGCCTAACCATAACCCTGAGGAGCTGAAACATGTATCAAACCACAATAACTTTCCTGCCAATTAAAGACTCCGGCCGTGCGCTTGTCTATACCGGTTGCTTTCACAATATGCAGGACTTCTATGACCGGTTTAGAAGTCAATTTGGTCAGATGAACGCTGCTCCTTTTCGCGATATCCCGCAAAGAATAGACGAGTACGAAGAATCTATTACATCTGGAGAAGAATTTAAAGGACTATCTTTCTCTGGAACTTCTCCACTTGCAAATGAGATTCGCGTTGATATCGAATGGTATGAAATGCCGACTATCGGCTCCTTTGCTCAAGTCATCTCTGAAGCGGATATAGAAGCCGAAAGGGAACGTTGTAGGCTTCTTGAAATCGAAAGTCTGAGGAGTAGTAACCATGAATGACGTTTCTCCAAAGATTATTGACCGCATCCGTAAGCTTCTGACAATGGCGCAAGACGAACGCGGCAATGACAATGAACGTGAGACTGCTCTCCGTCAAGCGCATTCCCTGCTCACTACTCACGGTCTTTCTTTGTTAGAGATCAATGAGAAAGAAAGGGATGTAGAAGACCCACGCATTGCACATGAGAATCCTGGCTGGTCAATGAATTGGACGCACTTTATCCGAAACGATATTGCCAGGCTATTCATGTGTAGGTACATCCGCGGCGGAAAGATCAATGGCACCAAGCAGACCCATTGGTTTGTAGGTCGCGAATCAAACGCCATTACAGCCGAGTACATGAGCACCTATGTTGTAGAAAACATTCTCAAGGAAGGAAGAAAGCTCTACAAGCATAATCTTTCCGCTGGGACACGTTCATTCGCACAAGGATGCTCTGTCACTCTGACTCATCGCATTAATGACATGATCCGTGCCAAGGCCGAAGAGGTCGGCTCCGGTACTGGAAGTTCTTTTCCTGGCACACAGATGGTTCTATATCATCTGGCCAAACAGGAAGCGGAGGCCAATGAAGAGTTTCTTTCTGATTGGAACCTCCGCAGAACTAAGATGCGTTCTGGACGTCTTTCTCCAGATGCTTATTACCAAGGCAAAGAGCACGCCAAGTCTATCAACCTGAACGTTCAGATGGCTAAGCCAACCGAACAAGGAAGGTTATCATGATAGAAGAAGATAATCTTCATCATAACCGCCACTACAGAAAGTTCTTAGTGTCTAAGAACCGAAAGGAGAAACCAATGGACTTCATGGAAGCTCATCGGAAAATAAAGGAATATCAGAAAATGATATTAACCCTCGAGGTTGATATCTTACATCTGAACAATGACATTCGAATCAAAGAAGAACAAATTCGAAGTCATGAAGGTAAGATCACACAAATAAGAGAGGCGTGGAGAGAATCCGAGCGTCTTTTTCTAGTCAAGGAGCAACCAAATGAAACCTAACGCATTCGAATTCGGTAACAAGCCGGCTATCATTGAGGTACTTATTCGACGGGATAATATGTCCCCAGAAGCAGCCGAAGATTACTTCAACGAAGGGATGACAGAAGTCATGGAATGTATCGACTCCGGTGATGGAGATCCAGAAGAAGTATTCCAAGATTATTTTGGACTCGAACCAGACTATCTTTTCTAAGTCTTCTCAGGTTGAGCCATTAGGATCTTCTTAATGGCTCTTTTTTCGCTAACACCCTATTGACATATCCTTTTTATCTGGTAATAATACACAAACTACAAGTCCTATACAAGTACAGACCATGGCACCTTCTAAGGACACATTATTCGCGCCGGCATTGAGAGAACTAAAGCAATGGATTCTCTCAGACAAAGATGGTATACCAAATTACCCATCGGTTTCCGATGTTCCTACCAGACGTGCTTCCCCTACAGATTACAAAACATGGACATCCTTAGAGTATGCTTGTGGGTGTTTAGATAATCAATATTCTGTTGCAGGTCTTAGTGGTGATCCTCCGAAGCTTTGCTATCTTGGGTTTGTTCTGACCCCGGTCGATCCATTTGTAGTGATTGATTTGGATGCTGAAGTAAAGATTAACGGAAAGAAACAACCGATCACACCGGAACAAGCCAATCGGCATGCAAAGATTAAAGATTATCTACGGGATGTAGCTTGGTGGCAATACACTTCTGCTGGTGGAAAAGGAACGCATATTTGGCTATACATAGGTTCTAATCAAAAGCAAAAGCTGATTGATACTTATGGTCCAGCTGGACGAAAGCGGGATGCCGTAGAAGTTTATTGGGCAAAGCATTATATGCGGGTTCCATTGTGGGCAACGAAGTCACCAATCAATGTAGCCTCTGAAAAACATATTCTTAAAACTTATTCATTGTTGGAAGATCTTTGCAGAGAAATGTATCCAGTAGGGCTTTCATTGGATCAAGACATAATACTGCCTCCGGAAAGTCCTTTTACTGAATGGGATATGGTAGAGGTAATAGAAACTGCTACAACACTTAGTGATAAGACTCTCCCTTTAATGTCTGGTGATTGGCATGACCAATACCCATCTCAATCGGAAGCTGATTATGCTCTTTTCAACATTCTTTGCGCCGTTGCGCCATCATATGAGATGGCTAAACAAATATTCTGGCTCTCTGAGTTGGGCCAACGTCCTAAGGCCAAAAGAATCGATTACCTACGCCGGATGGTGTATCAAATCGAAACAGAGAAACAAGATTCCGAGCGCATCCTTGCTAATTTTCACTCTTCGATTCCACCTCAACTTCCTCCGCCGTATCCTGCACCCACTGTAGCTAACGGACATGATAAAGAAAGTCCATTTGAATCCAATCCTTCTCAAACATTTATAGCACAGACAGAAGAGACAGAGAAGGATTGGAACACCCCAACTAACTATGAGATCTCACTTAAAGAATCAGAAGGTTTCACTCTTACCCCGCCCGGATTCATTTCAGAATTAACAGGATACTTCTTCAAGAATTCAGCTCGTCCAGTCAAAGAGGTAGCTCTATTCTCAGCTATTGGTTTGCTTTCCGGCATCTGTAACAGGGCATGGAACATATCAGAAACAGGATTGAATCTTTACCTAATGTTAATCGCCCGCACTGGTGTAGGTAAAGAGCAAGTATCAAAGAACATTGATAAGACCCTACATCAATTAGCAATAGATGTTCCAGCTGCTCAACAGATAATTGGTCCTGGAACTTTTGCATCAGCTCCAGGTGTTCATAGAGTACTTACTGAGCAGCCAGGTTTTCTATCAGTGCTTGGCGAGTTTGGATTAACCCTACAAGCACTATGTTCTCCTCGTGCTAACTCAACCGAGATTCAAATAAAGAAACTTCTTTTGTTGCTCTACGGTAAATCAGGGCATGGTGATATGCTTACAGCTACTGCCTACAGTGATGCACAAAAGAACCTCCCAACAGTGTTCGCTCCATCGGTTACCCTTGTAGGGGAATCAACCCCTGACAATTTCTATACAGGATTAGAAGATACACATATCGCCGAAGGTCTTATTCCTCGTTTTGTTATTCTTGAATACACTGGCAAGCGTTCGGTTCTAAATGAATCAGATAGAGAACCATTGACAGCTCATATTAAGAAGAAGTTAACTGATCTTATCTCAATAGCTTTTACTCTAAACAATAAGAACCATGTAATAAATATTCAAATGACAGAGGAAGCAAAAGAAATCTCTAGACAGATTGATTGTGCTATAACAAAGTTTATGAACTCAGCCAGAGATCCAACCATCAGCGAGATATGGAATCGTGTTCATCTAAACACACTCCGCTTAGCAGGGATTGTAGCTGTAGTACGACAAGAGCATACTCCTGTAGTGAATAAAGATGATATCGTATGGGCATTCGAATTCATTAAGAAGTGTGCCTATACAGTCATCCATCGATTCGAATTTAATATGCATGGAAAGAGCTCAGCCCTCCAAGGTGAGTCAATGGTGTGTGAGCTAATACACAATTATCCAAACGTCCCAAGATCACAGCGTATAAACTATAAATGTCCTGAGATCTTAGTAGGTATTGAACTAGTTCCATATTATTATATCTATGATAGACTTAAGAGAAGAACCCTCTTTAAGAATTCACATCGTAGTATGGCATCTATCATTAGAGAACTTCTCAATGAAATGGTTAACGCCGGAATAATACTAGAGATTAATCGAAATGTAGTAAAACAAAAGTATGGAATGGCAACTCCGGTCTATGGACCTGGACCAGCCTTCCCAAAAATGAAAGGTTTAAAAAAAGAGGTAATCAATGAAGAGTAATGATTACCGTGCTGGGTTTGATTCCGCTCTTCGAAGAGAAAATTTTACTCGACCACATTACTTCACATGGGATTATTTAAAAGGATGGATAGATGGTAAATCTTATGTTAGAAATATAATCTATTATTATTGTGAGAATATGACTTCTGATGAAAGATTATATCAATCTAAAAGTCTAAATTTAACTTCACAAATTGACTCAGTCATGTATAATAAATCATACACTGAAATTAAATTATGGGGTGAGTCCGCCCGGCAAAGAATGGCTAGTGCATCTCACTGAAACTGGTTCGCTGGCCGAGAACGGCCACAGAACAACGAGGATCGCTGTTGCAAGCTACAAGTTTATGACACCAAAGGTTGCGTCCCGGTAGAGACTTGGTTGAAGTAGCCTAAGTAACCCATACAGCTCAAGCGATCCTCACCAAATTCCTCTAGACAGGGGAATGTCGTGACGGACTTAAAAACGTCCGCTGTACCATTCAGCGTTAGTGTATGGGGTTACACCTCAGCTTGGCCTTAAATGCAGAGGAATAGGTGGGATGACTAACAATAGTCCTAGGGAAACTAGCGACCCTTCGCGTACGGAAAACAAAGGGCTAGAGGATGACCTTAATACTTTAGAGTCTGCCAAAACATTGGCTCAGTACTCAATGGGTGACGGCCACCAGAGGTGGCACCTTCTTTAAAGGAGAGAGAAATGAATTACACCGCTAAACGAAAACAACAAGAAATTCTAAGAGTTATGCGTAATGAAGAAATAAAAAGAGGGCTTATTCGTTGTCCGATGTATTTTCTTACCTCCGATAAGCAGCCCAAAAAGAAAAATGAACAATAATATACCTGATCAATCTTCTGAGGCCATAGCACGGGTTCCGAAACCACATCTTAGCCCTCCGCTAGATTGTACCTATTGCCATGCACCAGTCGAGCTTACTACACATTTCTCAGTCTATGGAAGAAACTACAGTGACTGGCCTTACATGTATAGATGTACGAACCCTAGTTGTGCAGCGTCTGTCGGAGTCCATCCAGGAACGTATATCCCTCTTGGAACACTCGCAGATGAACGGCTTAGAGCACTTAGAACAGATGCTAAGGTACCCTTCCAAAAACTTTGGTTCACTAAGAATAGTTCTAAAATCAATAGGTCTAGAGCATATAATAAGTTGGCTCACCATCTTAGAATCCCAACGACTAAATGTCATTTTGGAATGTTCAATGAACAACAATGTAGAAAAGCAAAAACGTGGGCAATCAAGATGCTTAAGTCTCTCAACAGAAGTGATGAGATCTAAATAGTTTAGATAAATGCTAGATATATCTAAATAAAACATTTAAACTTGAGTTGTAATATCAAATAACCAACTGGAGATTATCATGAGCCAACCGTGGGATGAACGAAGTGACGATGAGAAAGTTCGGGATCATGGGCAATGGAATGATGTTCCACAGAATAATTTACCGAAAGAAGAAATTACCAATCTTCCAGTAATTGCTATTAAGGTTCAAGGGAAGGTAACTAAATCTAATCTTCCTGAATTTCAACAGCTTGCACTGGCAGCTATTGGAAATATCAAACGGGATTTGGTGACTGATGATGACTTTGGTCACTGCGAGAAAGTCGATCTCAAGTTGTGTGAGAGAATAGAGGATATTGTAAAGGTAGCAGTAGCCGACATCATTTCGCAGAGCTCCGATGTTAATGCTGTAGTTGAAGTACTCCGAGGAGTAGGTGAAGAAGCTCGCAAAGTTCGCCTTGAGATGGAGAAGAAGGTCAAAGAGCGAAAAGCTGATGCCAAGGCGCAGATCATTCGCGAAGCGAACAACGCATGGAATACCTTTTTGGAAGGCAAGCAGCAAGAGTTTCCTCAGCTTCGTCTCGCCCCCCTAATCGGTGCACCGGACTTCGAAGGAGTTATCAAAGGCAAGCGGACAACTGAGACGGCAAAGGCTGCACTAAAGGAAGAGCTTGAGATTCGAGCTGGCGAAGCAATCGTCAAGCTGCGTGAATTCTCAGCCAACCTTAGCCTGGTCACTCGGTTGTCTCCAAACGAACAGATGCTGTTTAGTGATCTACAACAGATCATTTCCTACCCGCCTGCTGACTTTCAGCGCCTCGTTGACTTGAGACTACAACAGGCTTCACGGACTCCAGTTCAACCACCGCAACCTATAATGCCTCAGCAACCAACTGGAAAGATAGTTCAGAATCCCAAAGCACTTGTCGAAGACTACATGAAGAAATACTCATGGGGTGACTTCGAATCGAAAGTACGCTGGGTGTTGAATGACTTCATCAGTTATCTTGAGAGTCAAGCAACATGAAACTCACTGAAATCCTTGCAGCCTTTTCCTCTCTGCGTGGTCGTATGCACCAAGCCAAGGGAAGGTTCATCCAAGTAACTGATAATGAACGCGTAGCAGTTGAAAAAGCCGCCCGCATTATCGCAGTTATAGAAGGTAGCTGGAATGAATTAATGGCGCTTCGAGGACTTCTTCTTATGGACAAACCACCAGAGAGCATTTCTACTTACGCAACGGTGCTTCCAAAAATTATAAATGAGTGTCTGCGTTCAACCGGAGGAAAGAATGGGTGATTGGATTGCAACCTGGTCTGGACAGAAGTTCTACTTCGACGAACCAAAAAAGTATGACTACACAATCGATGAAATCGCTCACGCGCTTGCATTCCAGTGTAGGTTCAATGGACATACCAAAGCATTCTATTCGGTGGCGCAACATAGCATTCTCTGCTACCGTCTAGGAAAAGAGATTGCAGTCATCCGGGACATCAAACTCACCAAGGAAACTACTCTTGCTTTGCTTCTTCATGATGCGGCCGAGGCTTTTATTGGTGATGTAGTTCGTCCGCTCAAGCGTTCGTTGCCTGACTATCAAGAGATAGAAGGTCGAATTCAGCTGGCAATCTATGACGCTTTCCTTATTGACAAGAAAAGTATCCAACCGATTTTTGTCGATAAGGTTGACCTGGCGGCACTAGCCTATGAACGCAAACACTTCTTGCTGCCCTTCAATCACGAATGGGAATGTCTCAAAGATGTTGTAGTGCATCCTCGGCGTATTGAACTCCCACATGAGACTCATGCCAAGGAAGTTTTCATCGAAATCTTTCTAAAGGAATATAATACATGACTGCTAGTATAACTACATTTCCTTTCGAAGCTGCGAAGGAAGTCACTCAAGAGATGGCTATTGAAACCTTCAAAGCAAATGACGAAAACACTTCCCGTGATTTTGTAGTACTCCTTGCGGGAACATATGAGAACGGTATAACACATATCGTATCTTCCACCTCACCGCTTGCCAATAAAATGTTGGTTCTTGAGCAAGCCAAGTTGTATCTACTTAATAGGAGTATGAAATGAAGCTGGTTATTTGTGCAGTACTCACCGCGGTCATATTATCTGGTTGCGTCGGTGGTACCATTTACATGGAACCTAACAAAGCTAGAAAGGCGCAAGAGCATCAAGCTTGTCTCAAGAAGGGTGGTACTGTGGAGGAGTGTCATAAGATACTCTATCCGGATTAATCTAGGTTTGTCGTGTCAACTCAATGATAACCTGATAGAATCCTATTATCAACTTGGAGAAGGTCATGCCGTTTGTTATTGAAAGCACACTTGGTTCCAGCATGGATGCCCAGAAGGTAGTTTGCTATGGTGCCACGGGTGTAGGCAAGACCACACTAATTGCTACGGCACCTTCTCCATTCATTATCTCAGCTGAAAGAGGATTGATGCCTTTACGCAATCTTGATCTTCCAAAAGTTGAGATCAGAAGCATTGATACTATTACAGAGATTTGGCAATGGCTTATGACTCCTGCTTCATCCTGGGTTAAGACTGTTTGTTTAGACTCTCTTTCAGATATTTCAGAAACAATCTTCGATCAAATTATGAAGGAAACAAAGAATGACGGTCGTAGGGCTTATCCTGAATTCCGTCGGCGTATGTTATGGCTTATAAAAGCTTACCGAGATATTCCAGGCAAGCATATTTATATGACTTGTAAAGAAGATAAAGTTAAACAGCCCGGAGGTGGATTGAAGTATGGATGTATGACACCTTGGGATAAAGTTGGTTCTGACATCCCGTTTTTTTTCGATGAAGTATGGCGAATGGGTGTGGGAGTGACTGAACAAAATCAGAAGTATAGATTTCTACAAACACAACCATCCCCAGAAGCGGATGCCAAGGATCGGTCGGGAGTCTTGGCACCTATCGAAATAAATCCCGACCTCTCTCAAATCTTTGCAAAGATACAAGGAGCCAGATAATGGTTATGTTCGCATTCACCGCTGCACCGCCTATTCAAGATGGTTGGTACACCGGTGTTATCACAGCTTCCTCCAAAGAAACCACCAAGGGTGGTGATGGAGAATACCTTTCACTCACAGTCGTCGTGACACAAGGGCAATATTCCGGCGAAGCGTTCTTTGATTTGCTCAATGTCATCAATCCGAACCCTGCTGCAGAAGCAATAGCAAGAAAACAGCTGTCCAAGTATTGCTCTGCGATGGGTATTGCTTCCTTCCAGGATACCGAACAGCTTCATAACATTCCGTTCGAATTTCGTGGGGCATGGGTTCCTTCAAAAGATCCACAGTACCCTGACACTTTCAAGATCAAGGATGTTCGTCCTATTCTTGGCCCAGGAGCAGCTCAAGCGCAACAGCAGTTTGCACAACCTATGCCACAAGCTACAGGTGGGCAAGGCCAATGGACACCTCCGGCTCAGCCTCAGTCTCAGCCGCAGCAGCAGCCAGCACAGTGGACGCCGCCGCAGCAACCGCCGCAACAAAACGTTCCGCCGCAGCAGCAACAACAATGGCAACCTCCGCCTCAACCTGCACAAGCGCAACAAGCACCACCTCAAGCGCAACAGCAAGGCCAATGGACTCCTCCGGCGCAACCTCCGCAAGGACAACCGCCTGTAGCCAAGCAACCACCCTGGTAAATAATTGCCGCCTGATTTCAGCTTTTCCTCCTGAAGTCCTTCTCCCGCCAACGTTCCACCTTTCCTTTCGTTGGCGGGACTTTTTCCTGGATCGATTATGCGCTACCCAGTAAAGCTTCTTACTCGTATTGATGAATTGATGGAAGCCGATCAAGGAAAAAGTTATCGCGAACAACTCTACAAGAATCTCAACGCTGCTACCAACCCTGTAGATGAGGATAAACCTTTTCGCCAATATCTTGGGGCATCTGTAATCGGTGGAGCTTGTCCAAGAGCAATGTGGTATGCGTTTAGATGGACGCATAAAGAAAAGCATCCAGCACGCTTACAAAGAATCTTCGACGACGGCCAAATAAAAGAGCACAGTTTTATAGCCCTTCTTAGAATGGCAGGAGTAACCGTCCATGACAAAAGAGAAGATGGACAACAGTATGGAATGACTGCTGTCGATGGTCACATGAGAGGCCATCTCGACGGGGTAGTTGAGAACGTTCCTGATGCACCAGGAGCAGGATTGGCAGAATTTAAGACTCACAACGATAAGCTGTATGGAAAGCTTAAGGTATCCGGTGTAAAAGAAACATACTATAAATACTACGTTCAGACACAATGCTACATGGGAGCTTATCAACTTCCGTGGGCTTTGTATCTAGGATATAACAAAAACGATTCGAATATCTATGGTGAACTTATCCCATACGATTCCAAGTGTTTCGCACACTCAATCAATCTGGCTCAAACGATAGTTTATTTACCTACCCCACCGGCACGATGTTCATTAGATCCAACTTCTTTTGACTGTGCTTATTGCGATTTCAAAGATGTCTGTAACCAAACAAAACCAGTACTGATTAACTGTCGAACTTGTCAGGCTTGCGAAGTACAAAAGATCGGTGTTGTCTGTAAAGTGGAGAACATCGTTAAGTCCTATCATGAACAGCTCGCTGGATGTAATCTCTATCGGAGGAACCCGTGCATCTAGAAGCTAGAAGCTATCAGACATGGGGAGTCAATGTGCTTGGTAACTTTTTAGAAACCAAGCCCGGACATCCTTTGTACTTAGCTCCTACAGCAACTGGAAAGACGATCTGCATTGCGCTGTTTTTGATTAGATACTTCGAGCAACACCCGACACACAAAGCATTAGTTCTTACCCATGACATTCAGATCATTGGACAGAACGTAGATAAGCTCAAGAAATGGTGGCCAGAGGCACCCGTAAGTATTTACTCAGCAGGGTTAAAGATAAAAGATCACTCAGCACAAATAGTGAATGCTGGTATCGCATCTATAATAAAGATAGATCCTGTTGGTGTTGATCTGGTTATAGTCGATGAGTGTCATCTAGTGTCTGATAAAGACACCACCATGTATCATAAGTTCTTTAAGAAGACCTTACATCATAATCCGAATTGTCGTTGGATAGGTTTTAGTGCTACAGGATGGAGACAGAAACTAGGTTGTCTTACAAACGGTGGAGTCTTTACAGACATCGCTGTTGATATGACCAAGATGGATTTGTTTAACTGGTTCTTTGAGAATGGTTATCTATCCTATCTAAGACCACAACCGACCGACATCACCCTAAGTGTTCATGGGTTACGAACAACAGCAGGTGACTACAACCTGAAAGATCAACAAGCTAAGTACAATGTAGATCCGATAACTATAAAGGTATGCGAAGAAATAATAGCTAAGGGACAGAATAGAAAACACTGGCTTATCTTTGCGTCAGGACTTGAACACGCACAAAGCATCTGTAGAGTCCTACAGTACAACTTTGTTCGAGCACGGTCATTGAGTGCTGAGTCGGAGGATCGTCATGAAGTCATTGCGGATTTTGAATCAGGAAAGATTAGAGCATTGGTCGTTTTTGGTTTGCTTACTACTGGTTACGATTTCGACGCTCTGGATCTTATTGCGGTCGTTCGCGCTACTAAGTCTGCTGGGCTGTGGGTTCAGATGCTCGGCCGGGGAGACCGTCCATTGTATGCACCTGGATATGATCTCTTAACAAAAGAAGGGCGCCTGGCTGCTATTGCTGCTTCTGGAAAGCCCGACTGTCTCGTCCTCGACTTCGCCGGAAACACCAAGAGGCTTGGTCCAATCAACGACCCAGTCATACCTACTGGAAAGAAAGGTGTCGGCGAGGCTATTGCACCAGTTCGGCTCTGCGATAAATGTAACACCTATGTCCATGCAAGCTTGAAAGTTTGTCCCCATTGTGGTAATATATTTCCAATCAGTCAAAAGATTAAAGCAACATCTGGAACAGATGTTCTAGTAAAAACCAATAACGAATCTGAGTTAAAAGAATATATAGTTGATCGTGTTATCTATTCTCTACATATGAAAGAAAAGAAATCAATGCTAGTTACTTATCATTGTAATCTGAAAGCGTTTAGAGAATGGGTTTGTTTTGAACACAATGGATATCCTCGCCATACAGCTGAGAAGTGGTGGGCTAAGAGAAGTTTAACTCCTGTGCCAAAGACTGTAGAAGAAGCATTGTCTAGGCTTGGAGAGTTAAAAACCTGCTCTTCTATTCGTGTTAAGTATGGAGAGAAGTATTCAAAGATTGACCAGTACTGTTTGCATGAGGCAGCATGATGCGCTACCCAAACTACAACCAGAACGATCAAACGATCAAGTTTCAAAAGCTTTGCTTAAAGGAACAGGTCTGGCACTCTTGCATCAACTGCATGACCTGGTGCAAGAAAGATCTAAAGTGTAAAGAGTATGGCAATCCTCCTCCGGATGTAATTGTTCATGGATGCCATCATTGGGAATTGGAACTTCCTTTCTAGGAGTAAGACATGACCACCAAACCTGACGAACCTTCTGTGATAAATGTTCTTCGCGGAAGACATCCATCCGATCCTACTGGGGAGATCTTTGGTGAACATCACAACCCGCTCCCACAGGAGCATGAAAAGACTACAAATTCAACTCGCTGGGTCGGAATTGATAAGCGCAAGCTTACCTTTATCGGAACAGGAAGCTATGCAACAGTCTATGGATATGGAAGAGAAGTTGGAATCCCAGTTGAGTCCATCATTATTGGACCACTCGAACGATCCCATACCTTTTCTTCATTCGAGAAGAATGACCTTCGGACTCTCCACTGGAATACCGTGGGGACTGATTGTGGTGACCTTGATTATGCTACTATGTGTGCTATTTGTAGTAAGCTAGCACAAGATATGATACCGCTTAATCCGAAGGATGTTCCGGAAATCCAATACCCCGTAAAACAAGGCACACGGGGTGGTGGGGCAAGGGCAATGTCCTCACAAAGGCAAGGGGGCGGTCGTGTCACACAAGGGCAGAACGGCGGGATTCCTGGCAGACCAAAGGCAGGCACAGCAACAGGTAATGTATGGGCAATCGCTGATGAAGTGAGACTCCTATATCCTAACCAAGAACTTCGTAGTCTTAAGAAAGAAGTAATTGTTAGGTGTACTTCTCAGAATATCAATCCAGCTACAGCACAAGTCCAATTTGGAAAATGGTTGCTAAGTAATCAAAAAGGTAATCTAAATAATAAAGAAGACACTAGTGACAATGACCAAACTATCACAGACAATTCTATTAAGTCAAACGGTTTTGACTCACCCGAGCCGACGGATGACTCAAGCGTAACATCCTCAAACCCGTGGAGTTAATCCACATAAGGAGCAAACATCATGGCTAAGAACAAAGCCGAAGCCCCCGCTGAAGAAGCCGCCAAACCTGCCGTCGAAAAGGCCCCCAAGGATTCTAAGAACGGTGTAACCAGACCTGGCGAAGGAACAACCTGTCGCAGGGTATGGGACATCGCCTCCAAGCTCTCAAATGAGAAGAAGGAATGGGCGACCCGCAAGGAAGTCATCGAAGCTTGCGTCAACGCCGGCATCAACAAAGCTACCGCCATGACGCAGTATGGAAAGTGGTGTGTTTATCTTGGCAAGCCGAAGGCTGCACCTGTTGCCAAAGAAGCCCAGGCTGAATAAGATTATGACTCATAGACGCTTCCCTGCGAGTGTGGCCAGCCATGGTGCAACACGAGAGCCGGGATATAGTAGAGGGTTGCTGAAACGATGACCGCGTCTTTCCAAGTTTCAGATTGAAACTGCTACCAATATAAAGAGTCAAGGAAAAGACTAGCAAGCAGGTGAACCCGTTGGGCGATAACGTAAAGCGCTTCTACTACAGTGAGCCCGAAATGAATAAGCAACGACCAGTTAAGGCCTTCATGCACCCAGAAGGTAATCTTTATGTCATGGAGATCTTCGCCTCTGTACAATTTGAAGGTCCGCTCTGTGGAACACCTGCGGTATTTATTCGTCTCTATGGATGCAATCTACAATGTCCGCGCTGCGATACAGATTACACTTCTAATCTTGAATCGTTACGTGTGTATGAAATCCAAAATCGTATCCTCATAGAGTATCCAGAATATAGAACTGTAGTTATTACTGGTGGTGAGCCATTCCATCAGAATGTAACTCCTCTCGCAAATGCTTTACTTGCTCATGGGTTTGTGGTACAATTTGAAACAAATGGATCACTACCAATTCCAATAAAAAATCAACCAAATTTACATATAGTGGTCAGCCCAAAAACAAGAATACATGAAGATGCTATTAAGAAAGCAACAGCTATAAAATTTATCGTGACTAAACCAGAAAAAGATTTTAACTTTGTCCTTGGAAATATAAGTCCAGTAGAACTTCTTGATAAAGAATGGCTTTTGAGTACGGAAGTTTTTCTACAACCGGAACCTGGAATAGATAATTTAGAATTTGCTATAACTGAAGCAGCTTTAAGAGGTTGGAAGGTCAGTATTCAAACCCATAAACTTCTCGGGATGAGATAATCATGACACGACAAGCATTAGTGATTCTTTCAGGCGGGCAAGATTCTACCACTTGTCTATACATGGCAAGGCACCTTGACAACTTCGATAGCATTCATGCAATTACCTTTGACTATGGTCAACGAAATCGAACTGAAATCGAAGCAGCAAAAAGGATCGCACATATCCTCCAAGTTGACTCACATGAAGTTATCAATGTAGATAATGTTCTGCATGGACTCTCTCCTCTTCTTCAACATGAACTGCCATTAGAAGAATATAAAGGTGGAGTAGCGAACACCTTTGTTCCGATGCGAAACCAACTCTTTCTAACTGTTGCTTATAATAGAGCTGTAGTTATTGGTTGTCAGCAAATTATCATTGGAGTAAGCCAAGTTGACTACAGCGGTTACCCAGATTGTAGGGCGACATTTATTGATTCTATCCAAGCTGCTAGCAACTGGGGGCTATTTAACTCTGGTGACTATGCAAGGATTTCGATTGTAACCCCTCTAATGACTTGGTCAAAAAAAGAAGAGGCAGAGTATGCGATGCAAAATCCATTGCTTTATTATGCTCTTGCACATTCTATAACTAGTTATTCTGGTGAGGTTATCGGAACTGATGCAGCAGCGACTCTTCGTGCTAAAGGTTTTGCTGATGCCGGTATTCCTGATCCTGCTATTCTGTGGGACAGAGCTCAAAGAGAAATAAACTTCGAAGGGAATGAGTTGCGATTCGCAAACATTCTCTTGGAACAATCCAATCTCTATCAAGAAAGGTGCGAGAATGAACTCAAATCTACCGATAGCTTATCGCTCACATGAAATCGACTGCGGCCATCGGGTCGTCGGTCAAGGTGGGAAGTGCGAACACCTACATGGTCACAGATACAAGATTACGTTCGGTGTAACAGCGGTTCGTATGCTTGATGAGGTTGGAAGGGTACTTGATTTTTCAGTAATGAAGTCTGTCCTTTGCCAATGGCTGGAAGATAACTGGGATCATAAAACTCTTATCTGGAATGAAGATCCGGATATGATCCGGATAAACTCAGTCATGGAAGGTCGCGAAGGCGGTCTTCTATTGAGAAGGTCAATTGTATGGGTTCCTTTCAATCCTACAGCTGAGAACATGGCTTCATATCTTCTTGGGAATGGAAACTATCTTCTCAAGGACTATACCGAGGTCGAACTTGTTTCTGTCCGTGTAGAAGAAACTTCCAAGTGCTATACGGAGGTGGTGAGATGAATCGAATAAGATCTTTGACTTTGCTTGAGTGCGAAGAACTAGCCGATGATGTGGCAAATCATATCCATCATAATCTTGGAAGAGGACATCATAAGTTATATGGAGTTCCTCGTGGTGGGATAGTTCCAGCATATCAAGTAGCTCAAAGACTTGAGAGTGCTTCTATTGTTCAGAATGCGAGCGAAGCAACCATATTCATTGATGATATTATTGACTCTGGAATAACAAAGAAAAAGTACTTCGATAACTATTTTAAACCTTTCTTCGCTCTTGTGGATAAAGGAAAAGGAAAGTATCTAAATGATCCGACATGGTATATCTTTCCATGGGAAGGAACCGAAGAAAGTTCTATCGAAGACAACTTCCGACGCCTCATTCAATTTGCAGGCGATGATCCAACTCGTCCTGGCATGTTAGAAACACCTACCCGTGCTGCCAAAGCATGGAAGGAATGGTTTGTAGGATACAGTCAGGATGTAAATCTAAAGGTGTTCGAAGATGATGCCTTGGCAGCATGTAGTGGCGCAATTATTGTCCGCGGAATCGAATACTACTCCCATTGTGAGCACCACATGGCGCCGTTCTTTGGGGAAGTCAACGTGGGCTACATTGCAAAAGGAAAAGTTATCGGTCTCAGTAAACTCCCACGAGTCGTTGACAAGTTTGCAAGACGCTTCCAAACTCAAGAACGTATAGCGGAACAGGTCGCTGAAGAGATTTGGAAAACCAATGAGACGGATGGTGTTATCGTTTTCATCACTGGTCGGCACATGTGCGCATGTAGCAGGGGAGTTAACAAACAGAAGATGGACATGACCTACTGTGCTATCCGTGGCAAATATGAGAGGCCAGAGGTTCGTGCAGAGTTCTTCGCAAGTCTGGAGCATAAGTGATGAAAGATAACGACAAAGCCTCATCCGATAAAGTATTGGTTGTGAGTAAAGAAGGAACACTTGTAGAAGTAGACCTCAAAGAGCTAGGTGAAGTAGTATCTGTCGATCACAGAATTATGTTGATTGCAGCACTCTTCGAGACATTTATGATATATCTACAACATCCTGATTCGAGTTTGTTTGAGACTATGCATACTGGGATAGAAGAATTAAAAGAAAAAGCTACAAGAAGAAGGGGAGGAATGTCGTGATTGATTTTGGCTGGGGATTTATGATTGGTAGTGCCATCGGTTGCTGCTATAACTGGTTCCTATGAATGTATATCTCGCGGGTATCTATACTTCTAACTTCCACAAACTGGGTCAGCTCTATGCCCAACTTGACGGAAGGGAAAAATACGCCCGCGATGGTGTTCGTCATTATCTCGAGTCCTATCACTATATCAATAAGCAACGGTATGTAGATACAATTCGAGATGATAATATAAAAGTTTTTCTCGATTCAGGGGCGTACTCTTCATTTACAAAAGGTATCCTAGTTGACCTTCCAGCCTATTGTGAGTACATTAAACAGAACTGGGATCTTATCAAACAAGAAGATGGTGTTCTCTTAGCATCAGTGCTTGATGCTATTGGTGACCCGCTCGGAACCTACAACAATCAGCAGCATATGGAATGGCTTGGTGTTCGTCCATTGCCTTGCTATCACTATGGCGAGGACATTAGATGGTTAGAATACTATATGAAAAACTATTCTTATATCACCATCGGCGGTATGGTTCCTATTTCAACCAAGCAACTCTACCATTGGCTCGATCAGATATGGGATAAATATCTCACTGATGGTGCAGGTCATCCGAAGATCAAAGTACACGGTTTTGGTATGACCACTATAGAACTTATCACAAGGTATCCATGGCATAGCGTTGACTCATCCACATGGGTACAGAATGCTGCCTTCGGTATGCTTTATGTGCCTGGCCGTGGGCTGTTAAATGTATCTTCTAAGAGTCCAACGGCTAAGAAAAAGAATTCGCATCTCGATACATACTGTGATGTTCAAAGCGAAGCGGCATCCAATATGCTCAGGGAACAGGGCTTTGATCCTGAGAGGGTACGCGAGCAGTATTTTAGTAGATGGGCTTATAATTGTTGGGCATTCGATGCAATGAATGACATACCAGATCATCCTTTTAAAGCCAGCCAGATGGGGTTCTTCGAATGAACGAGATAGATTTCAAAAAACACTGTATCTATAAGATTATTTTGATCATAATCGGTCTTATAATCTTAGGAGTTTATCATGCTTGAAGCTCTACGATTCATCCAAGGCGGGATAGCCAAAAAAGATTTTACGAATCAAGGGCTTACCCATGTTCGTATTGGCGGCGGCGCAGTGTATGCCTACAATGGGCAGCTCTCATTACAGCATCCGATCGATACAACGATTGAAGCCTCTCCGAAAGGGGATTCGTTCTTACGAGCTATTCGTGCTTGTAGTGAAGAAGTTACCTTATCTATGACAGCAGGTGGCAAGTTGACGGTAAAGTCTGGAAGGTACCGGGCTTACGTTGAACAGACGGTAAACTCAATACAGGCACTTATGCCAGAAGGCAATTACTATCAAGTCGATCCAGCTAGGTTTCTAAAAGGGTTGAAACAACTCCGACCATTTATTAGTGAAGATGCGTCTCGTAGATGGTCAACGGGTATTAAGCTGGATGGAATTCACATGCTGGCTACGAACAACTCTATTATTGTTAGAAAGAATCTCTTAACCGAGATACCTTTTTCAATAATCCTTCCTGAAGATACAGTAGACGAATTGATCCGCATCAATGAACCGGTCGAATGGATACAAATCTCAGAGAAACGAAATAAGGTTGCGTTTCATTATCAAAAGGATAAATGGTTATGCTCTCTATTGTTTGTAGGTGACTGGCCAGATATAAATCGAATCCTGGATAAACAATCAAACCAGAAACCTGTTCCAGATGGTTTCTTCCAAGCGATCAATCAGCTTAGAACAATGAGCACTGGCGACGACATTATCTTTGAAGACGGGCGCATCGCTTTGTGTAGTGGTTTGAATGTCAATGCCGAAGCTGATTTTCCTGTCTTAGCTGGTCCAAAGTTCAATCTTGGTTACCTTCTCAAGCTTGAGAATGTTATACACACCATCGACTTCTATGCTTATCCAGCAGGTTGTTTATTCACTGGAGATGATCTTGATGGTGCTATCATGGGATTAAGATGAGAGCTGATTCGGTAGGTTTCTTCTGGGAAGATCTTCCAGCTGAGGGAACTCGTGGTTCCTATAGTAGGGTACAACCTCCGATTCCGGATACCTTCTGGCGAACTCCTATTGAATTTCCAAACCTGGGCAACGCACCATGTATAGCAATCGACACAGAAACATATGATCCAGAATTGGTAACAGGTGGTCCAGGCTGGGCGAAAGGAAAGGGGCATATCGTTGGCGTGTCTGTAGGCACTCCAGATGGGAGAAGGTGGTACTTTCCAATACGACATACTATCGAACCAGAGTACAATCTCGATTCAAAACGTGTGTTCCAATGGTTGAATGAAGCACTAAGCAATCCACATCAACCAAAGGTTGGTGCAAATTTAACTTACGATATAGGGTGGCTTCGTCAAGAAGGCGTCCATGTTCGTGGGAGATTATATGATGTTCAGTACGCTGAGGCTTTACTTCAGGAACGGGGAAACAATAATTTGGAGTTACTTGGAGAAAAATATTGCGGGGAAGGTAAAACTTCCAATCTTCTTTATGATTGGTGCTGGAGATTCTATGGTGGTGACAAACATGACCAAAGAGAGAACATCTGGAGAGCCCCTCCAAGATTAGTTGGACCTTATGCAGAGGGAGATGTTGATCTTCCACTGAGAATTCTTGAAAAGCAATGGCCTTTGCTTGAGCAGGAAAACTTAGTCGAACTATTTGATATGGAATGCGCGCTTATTTATCTTATGATAGAGATGCGTTTCGCTGGGGTGTCAGTAGATGTAGGAAAGGCAGAAGAACTTACTGGGCATCTTGATATAGAACTAACTAAATGTCAGGATGAGTTAGATATTCTTGCTCGAAGTCCAGTTAATGTAAATGCTAGTGCTGATCTTGCAAGAGTATTTGATGCAGCTGGGTTAGTTTATCCAAGAACAAAACCTACAAAAGGAAATCCGAATGGTAAACCAAGCTTTACAAAAGATTTTTTAGAAGGGACTAGTCATCCAATAGCAAAATCAATTCTAAATATAAGACGTCTTTCCAAACTGAATGGGACTTTTATAAAATCATACATCCTTGGAAAGCATATTGATGGTAAAGTCTATTGTCAATTCAAGCAGCTAGCAATGGATGATGGAGGAGCTAGGTCAGGTAGGTTCTCATCATCGGATCCGAATCTACAGAATGTACCGGCACGGGATGATGAACTGGCACCACTCATTAGAGGAATTTTTATACCAGATTATGGACATAAACAATGGCGTGCTTACGATTATAGTCAAATTGAGTATCGTTTTCTTATTCACTTCGCTGTTGGTCCTGGCAGTGACGAGGCAAGAAAGCATTTCCGAGATCATCCGGATACTGATTATCATGACTGGGCAATGGATCTTATCCTTCCTAACGTAGATTGGGATGTTTCTACACCTGAGAAGCGTAAGCACTGGCGCAAGCCGGTTAAGAATATCAACTTTGGAATGATCTATGGAATGGGTATTCCAAAGTTGATTCGAAGTTTGCATCTATCTGAGGCAGCAGGAAAGCAACTACACAAAGCGTACCATGCAGCAGTTCCTTTCGCAACCAAGACGATGGATCATTGTTCTGACTTGGTTAGACAATATGGATTTATCACTACAATCCTTGGGCGGCGGTCACGTTTTGACTTATGGGAACCACCCGATAAACATGATCCGCGTCCGCCTTTGCCTTATGAACAAGCTTGTTCTGAATATGGAAGGGTGGTAAGAGCCTACAGTTATCGTGGACTCAACCGTAGACTTCAAGGTAGCGCAGCCGATCTTATTAAAAAAGCTATGCTACAATGTTGGGAGGATGGTGTATTCGATGAGACTGGGGTTCCACGCCTTACTGTTCACGATGAGCTTGGCTTTAGTGATCCAGGTGATATGGATCAAGCTTTCGATGAGATGCAAAATATTATGGAAACGGCTATTCAATTAAGTATTCCAGTTAAGGTAGACGGTTCTTGTGGTCCAAATTGGGGAGCATGTAAATGAAAACACTCGAACTCTATTTTGATCTAGAACCTGTTGCTAAAGGTCGTCCTCGCTTTGGTAAAGGGCATGCCTATACCCCAGAAAAGACAAGAGAATTTGAGAAGTGGATGAAGCATATGGCAAAGGAAATGCTTCCAGGTTTCAAACCAATAACAGGCCCGATTATATTATCAGTCGTAGTTCATAAAGCTATACCAAAGTCCTGGTCAAAGAAACTCCAAGAGCTTGCAGCTAATGGTTTAATTCATGCTATGGGTAAACCAGACATGTCCAACTTCATGAAGGGCATCGAAGATGCACTAAATGGAGTAGTTTGGACAGACGACGGGCAAATCATCGGGTATGGAAACTGTTGGAAAATCTATAGCAATAGACCACATATCGATGTTGTAGTCCAAGAAATCACTTGAGCTCTCGAAGGGCATCTCTTGTTGCTGAAAGTCGGTCTTCGTTCTGTTTTCTGATCTGTTCATATCGAAGATTCTCATCCTTGATACGGTTGATCGTAGCCCCACGAGCATTAATTTTACTGATTCGACTCATGTAAGTTGAGCCAACAGATTTAATTCTTTGCTCAGTAGGAGTCAATGTTTCGCCATGCTTGGCTTTAATTATAATCTCGTCATAGTCATCAAGCATTCTGCGTAACCTAGAATTAGCTACCGCAGGATTATGTCTATACCATAGACGAGACATCAATGGAATTTGTGTAACTTGACCAACTGCCTGCTTATGAGGATTAGTTACCAACGCAGCGGTTACATCCTGAGGAAGACCAGGAAGGTATGATTTGAATAAATGCTCGTAGTAAGTGGAAGGCCAATCAAACCCTGTAGTCTTTCGAATTTCTTCAGCTATCTCTTGCCAGATAGGTGGCTGCGAGGTGACCTTTACCTCGCTCCGATATTGTCCCTTCTGTGGAGCCTTAGCTAAAGCTCTTCCATAATCGTTTTGGTTAAATGCTATTTGAAGAAGTGGCCAAGCAGTAGGTGATGCGAAGGAAGAAAACAAGCTAAGTAATGCATTCTCATCCATTCCTATAGGAGCTGCTTCGAATGGTGTCATCGCTGGAAGAACACCGCCGGAAAAGATAGAAGCGACAGCTGGTGCTGGGTCTTTGTACCCATGCATGACTTGAACAGTATTTCGCGCAGCAACGTTGGCAATCCTATCCATAGAAAATGAGATTGGAATCCGAATATAGCTGTCACCAACTGGTATTGGTATGTAGCCATTTGTAGTAACGTCGGCAAGGGAGAGAACATGATTGCCATCCTCATCGTCATCGGACATGCCAGCGATGGCCATCCACATCATCGTGAGAACTGCGTACCGCCCAAGTAAGGCAATCCGTCCTTTCTTTGTTGATAATGCTTTCGCAACGTTTTGACCACCTACAAAAGCGGAACGTACGAATGGATAGAACGCAGAAAGTATTGGAGTTGCTATTCCTGACTTCCCAAAGTTGACCAAGTCAAGTGTTTGATAGGCTGCATCCGCAGGACGCATTCCATTTTCACGCATCGAAATATAGCTGGTAAGGATAGGAACAATCTCTGTTTGTCTGTTCCACTTGTCAAGAAGATTTGATACACCATCTACAAATGTCTTTCTGAATCGTGGACGTATCTTTGCATCCTTAGATAGTGCTTCTACTTGTTTATAGAGTTGTTGTTTGTTTGCGGACAATTGATCGATATAGCCCATGAAACCGCCTTGGTTCATAAGCTCTTCCATGTATGTTTGAACGCGTTGATTCGGCGATCCTTCTTTAACTACTGGTAGCTTATCAACGATTCTAGAAGCAAGCCTTGAGGCAACAGAGGTGACCTCTGGAAGGTTCGAAAACATATCTCTAATAATTTTACGACTACGGATAACGTTTCCACTTGCATCATAATAAGTTCGAGCTTGTATATTTCCGAGGCGCTCAAAGAAATCTCGGAATCCATTGATTGGTGCGAAAATTGGTTGGCGGCGGGTAAGAAGCTGTCCATAGTTTCTACTCAAAAAAGCAAACGGTTTCAAGTATGGGTTTAGATCTCCTAACGAAGCAGTTGTATTGATTGCCTCCAACAAACTAGCATCTCTAAACTTGATAGCATATTCTTTTCCTTTAGAATCAGCAACCACCAGTGCTGTGTTAGATGCACGGTCAGCTGGAGTAGCTTCATGCAAAGCAATCATTCCAGCTTCTTTTCGTTGTGCATCATTCATGTTCTGATATGCTGCGAGAATTGATTTTCTAAATCCTTCCCATTGTTTGAAATAACCGGCGTTAGCTACATTACGAAACGATGCTACAATTCCATTCTCGGCTACTCTTGTTTTGCTTCCCTCAAGAACATGTAGCGGCCTTACATCACCAGTTACCGTTTGGTTTGAACCACTCCCTTGAACATATTCCTTTTTCAAACTAGTTAATGGAACATACTGAGATCCAATAACATTACGAAGAGCTTCACGTGCTGCTTGTAATTTCTTATAAGCAGCTTCTAACCTACCAGCTTGCGGATCAACCAAGTTATTAAGTTCACGCGACGCTACTTGTAGAGCTTCTGCTTTAGTCTTAACCTGATTTTGTTGAGCATCCGGAATAAAACTTATAAGCATATCAGGGCTTACTCGCCCACCTTCTACATCTCTTACAAGCCGTTCGCGATTCATCTTCCAGATACTTTCTGCTACCTTACGAATTTCTTTGACAGGAAGAATACTTTCAGCTTGTGCCTTTAAAGTTGCTGCTTGAGCAGTTGACATCCCACCAGCCAACTCTACACCATGCGATTTAATATCCATATTTGGATTATTAACTGCTTCTTTGAAGTCTTGGAGTGACTTTATATTCTTGTCGATGATTTCCTGTTGTTCAGATGCGAGCTTGGTTAGTTCATGGTAACGCGCTTGAGTATTATTATATTGTTTCCGCTGTTCCAATAGCGTTTGCATCATCGTTCGAGCTTCAGCGTTTTCAGCTTTAATTCTTTTAGCTTCTCTACTCGCTATACGAATATTTACTTCTGGAACCCAGTTGGTAGTTATCCAAGTACCCATTACTTCGAGGGCACGTTGCGGGATCATGTTATGCTTTTCAGCGATATTATTAAGTTCGACCATTGCATCTTGCCCACCCCAGTTTCTTTGGAGGTCAGCAATAAGATCACTTCTTTGGTTACGTCCAAGGTATGTAGCGTTGACCAGATCATTTTTCATCTGCTGTGTAATTGGAAGCTTGTCAATCCAATTCACTACAGGAATCTTTTTGTCAACTAGGATAGTTCCGATACGATCAGTCCAACGTTTGAACGCAGAAGGATTACCATTAGCAGCTTCTATAATTGAAGTTCCAGTTAACGTAGTATCACCTGTAGGAGATACCATATTATCTTGGATTACTTTTATGTTTTCAGCATTAGTATTCGCATGGATAGCTTTATCTACAGCAGTCACAGTCGGACGGGTGATGTCTGGAGCCACAGTTCCACGAGGTTTTGTCCGACGTTCGCGAGCAAACATCTTCGGGAAGGTGCCTTCTGCTACAGGGAATATAGACCGAGGAGCACCGGACACATCATGAATGAATGCTCTGGCCATAGCTGTGAGCTGCGGAGGAGTAATCCTAGCAGTGCTTGGACGATCAAATACTCGATTGAAAGCTTCTTCGATAAAGGTAAAGAAATCTTTAACCCATTGGGCAACCTTATCTGCCATACTTCTTGGGTTCAATGGATCAGTTTGTGAATTTAGATACTCACTGATTGCTTGAGCAGCGAATTCATCTGCAAGAGCTTGCTTGGCAGTCAAACTATTCGGATTGGTTATTGTTGCTTGGATAAGTTCTGGATAACTCTGCCGGATATTTTCCATGATGTCCTGAACCCACCAAGATGGATTCGGATCATTGATAAGGTCGCTAAGTCTATTGGTCAGTTGATCGAAGGTAGTCCTATCCCTCCGACGCATATCATCGAAAAGGCTATGCCACATCTCATGCACGAAAACATTGTCATTGATGTTGGCACGAATAGCAGGACTGTTTGTGTTGAGATAAGCTGTTCCATTAGAAGGATTAAACTCACCGGACACATTCGCTGGTCCAGAATAGAAATTTAATCTTCCACCGTTGATAAGTGAATCAATAACATCTCCACCATAGATGGAAGAGAGTTTTCTGATTGCCTCACCTGCTACAGGATCAGCCTTTAGTTCAGCAAGGCGTTCGTCACCATGAAGGTTTCGATGTAGGACTTGAGATTCTGTAGTAGCCTCAGAAACGGTAGGGCGCGATTGCCTCACCTCCGGAGCAGCGGCAACGGAAGGTTGAGTACGAAGATCTGGAACAACAATTTCTATTCCGCCCGAACGACCTTGAGCGAGATCTCTTATGGTACTCTTAACGGTGTCACCATAAGCTCTGACTTGAGGTTCAGTCATTCCAGTTGCTTGTCGAACAAAATCTACATAAGCAGCATCACGTTTTGACTTTGTTCTTTGTGCTGCGATGTAGGCAGCTTTATCTACATCACTAGCGAAACGAAGTGTAAATTGATTCTGTCCAAACGCAAACCTAGGCTTAGCTCCTGCCAATGCAACAGGCAACCGGGGTTGTAATAATTCATTTATTGCAGCCTGTGTTTGTTCTGTCACGGAACTGGGGGCGACTGCCTCGGTAGGGGTTGGGGTGATGTCAGGGGTTGCCTGTTGTGTTGCACCCGGAATTGCTTCAGTTCCTTGCGGAACAACCGCAGGTGCTATTTCTTGGGTGGGCGCTTGCCCCGTTTGCATGCCATTTTCGGCCTCCGTAGTAAGTGTATCCCTAGCCCAGTCAGATGTCTCAGTTGAACTAGATGGTTGATCCCAAGGTGGAGCGGGTGGTACCACTTCAGGTTGAGTTTCCACCGCAGGCGGTGTAATTGTAAAGCTTTCAGGCTTAGCATTAAACCATTGTTTTCCACCTTGCAGTTGGATATTCCCTTGCGGGCTCATCCGCAAACGATCTGAATTTTTAACTGTTTGCGTGCGTCCGCTAGAATAGGTATAAGTTACAGCTCCGCCATTTTCAATCGCATTGATTGCTTCAGCCAAAGTCGAAGCTGGTGTGCCAGGTTCAGGAGCAGGGGCTTGGGCAGCAGAGGTTTGTTGCTCCGCTTGAATAACAGTATTAAGAATATCATTAACAGTTGCGGTATCCTGAGGTGTAAGCTGAGCTTGCATCTCAGGTGTCAAAGTATCGATGACTTGCTGATCGGAGCGTAGTTGTTCTTCTTGTGGGGCACCACCCTTACGTACTCGTCTGGCTGATAGACCTGACTCTACAGTATTGACAACCCCGCCCATAGTTGAACCAAGAGCGAAACCAATAGCAGCTGCATTACCAACTCCTTCATCCCACGGCTTTCCTTGTGCCAAGTTCATAGCAATCTGTTGAGAGCTTTCTTGGCCAATTTCTTCCAATCCTTCAATAAGGGCACCGCGGCCAGCAGCACGAAGCATATCAGGCGACCGACCAGCAGCACGCATTGCTTCACGTTCTGCTTTGTTCATCGCCAGGTAGACTTCTGGATTCACTACACCAAAACGATTCGCAGCTTTTGCTCCGAGTAATCCAAATAGAGGTTCAGTTGCCATAGTTGAAGCTATAGCAGCGTAATCTTCTGGGGAAAGATAACCACCTTCGCGTTCACGTCGAAGTTGTTCAGAAGTCATCCCGCCTGCATAAAGTGACTGTCCTACAAGTGAGGCACGGAGGGGTGTTCCACCAACAGCTTTAGCAGCTTGAGCAGCACCTAGTTTTCCAAGACCTTTAGCACCCATCCGAACAGCTGCACCAGCTCCCATCCCGGCTAGATTCTCAGCAGCGTAGGTAGAAAGTGCTCTTGGTTCTGAAATCAATGCACCAAGTGTATTCCAAAAGCCTTCCGCTTGCTGAACTTTTTCACGTGCAGCACGTTGCTCTGGAGCAAAGGATGCTTCATAGGCTTGACGAAGGGCTCCTGTATCAGCTAAAGTACCTTCTAGAGCTTTACCCGCTGCACCACCAGTCGGGATATTAGCAAGACCTACACCGGTTTCGGCTACTGATAAAACGTTTCCTTCAGTTAAAGCTCTAGCCATATCACCAAGCCAGTTTCCACTTGAAGATTGTTGTAGTCCAGTTTGCCCTGGAAGTGTTTGTTGCCAACGGGCAAAGGATGGATCGATTCGTTGACGAACGTTTTCTTTTATTGGTTCAATATCCTTATCTAACCGACCGCCAGAGTAGGCCATTGCCAGGTCATCAATAAGATTTTGTTTGGCTACATGTAGTTGATCTGGTGTAAGTTTATCCCAGCCTTGTTCCGATGCTGCTTGTGCAACTATAAGATCAAAGTCAAGAGGTTGTTTTCCAGCAGCTCTTTGCTGGGAAGAAGCTATCCGTTGCTGTTGTAGATCAATCGCATTCTGTCTTTGCTGAACTGCAAGGGCAGACATATAGAGTTTCATTGGATCAGACACTGCCATCTGCGGAGTGAATGTTTCCTTTGGAGTTCCAGTAGCGTAAAGCGATTTTAAACTAGGCTGCTGCGGAACATTAGCACTAGAGGTAATAAGAGCTTGGAGTTGCTTTAATCCATCGGCAGCCATTATTTCAACTCCAGTTGAGAGTTTATAGTAGCGTCAATTCCTTCCGGCCAACGCACATTTAGAAGTGGAGATTCTCCAAATACTTTTTGAGTAGCTTCGCGGTGCAAACTATTAGCTATATTACCGAATGCTTCACGCAGCGGTGGGAGCGCACGCATATCAGCAGCTGGATATGGTTGCACTGGAAAAGATTGAGGCGTTGGTGTTTGCGAAGGACTCGGAAGAAGTTGAGGTGCTCCTACGTTCATCATAGAACTATCTTCAATTGGAGCTTGTGGTTGTTGCCTTGTTCCACCACCAAATAAAGCACTAGCGAGGCTTTGATTCATTGGAACCATGTCCTCGCTTTTTCGACCAGAGATTGCATTAAAGAATCGAAGAAATGGATTCGCCTGAAATGATTCAGGTGTTCCAGGAGTAAGCATTCGTTCGTTTTCTGTTTGCATTAAGAAACGCGCACGCCATGGATCATCCAACGCTGCCATAGTTGGGTCACGCGGAGGCATAGGTTGGCCAGCTCCTCTTGCTGTCATGTTCCCACGCAACCGGTTAGCTAAATCACCCGGCATCTGCAAGGGCGCCTGCGGCGAAAGAGTTTGTCCTTGTGTAGGTTGCTCCAAAGAAACAGGTGTTATTCCATCTATCGTAGGTGTTTGCGTTGCGCCACCATAGGCTCCTGGTGTTCCACCTTGAGCTGCTAGAACTTCTTTTGATGATATTTGCCCAAAAGGAATAAGCTTTCGATTGTCTATATTTTTAGTTATCCAATCTTTATAATTATCTCCTCCTTTTTCTTTGATAGCGTGCCATTCAGGAGCTGCCGCTCTTGCCGATGCTGCAAAGTCTCCAGCCTTTGCTAGTTCGAGACCTGTCTTTCCGCTATATTTTCTTTGATCAAGAAGCCAAGTAGCAGCTAAATCTTGTTGAGTAGGATCATTAAAGTCAGTTAGACCTAAAGCATCTACAGCACGTTCCCAAGTCGATTTCCTTCCATCTTTTCTTTTTGAAGATGGGAATCCAGTAATCATGTATCTTCCAGCAGCCGAAGAATCATCTGCTAGACTTGTTCCAGGATGTCCTGCTACTCCTTGAGCTTTGCTAGTATCTATTTTTCTTCCTGACCAAGTACCATCATATTGGATGTCATATTGGTTAGAAGATTCAGATCCTCCAATAGCGTTAAGCATCTTTTGGACGTTTGGATCTTGAAGAGCTTGCGTATATTTATCACGAAGCTTTTGCTGGCGAGGAGTGGCCATTATTTTTTACCTCCCTGTTGCATCCGAAGGTATTGCGTAAGCCATTGTGGAATTTCTGGAGGAGCTTGTCCTGGCACTGGCATACGTTGTTGCTGCATAAGCTTATACAATTCAGAATCAGGCCCATATTGACTAGCAATTCCCGGAAAAACTCTTTCTGCATCCTGATAGGAATTAAAACTCATCGGAGGTAATGATTCTGGGGAGGTATAATTGTCTGCTGGATGTGCTTCTTGAAGTTTTGGAAGCGGTGTTCCAGGAACAAACGGCTGACGCCCAGCCCCTTGCATTTGAAGAACCTGTTGAAGCATTGCGCTCTGTTGCTGTTGCTGGTTAAGCATCTGTTGATAAGCAGCTACTCTATCAGCTAAGGTAGCACCAGCCATCATTGGATTCTGTGCCATTCCCAACATACCTACACCGGGCGGTAATGTAGTTTGTCCAACTTGTAATCCGCCTTGTGGGGTTGCTGCAAGCGCTGCAAGTGGATTAGCTGCATTCATCGCCCCAGCTACTGCTGGTGCATTACCGGCTTGTAGTGCTATCATAAGATCACTTACAATCGGGTTGATACCTGCGGCTTGTCCAAACTGCTGAGATTCGTAGAGATTACCTTGTTGGGCAAGTTGATTCTGCCAATCCAGCTGCTGTGTTCGCAGCCGTTTCAGGATTTCAGCTTGAGTCTCCGGTGTATAAGTTTGGAAGTTTGGGTCAGCCATAATCTCAGCTTGCTGATTCGTCCAAAATTCAGTTGGGGTATGACCCATCATCGCAGCGCGTTGTTGATTGCCTGCTAAAGTACTAAGATAAGCATCTGCTGATCTGGATTGATCTAACAAACGATTTGTCTCTACAGATGCTCGGTACTGATTACCATAGTCAAGCAAGCCTTGATTCATGGCCAGAGCTTGTCTGTCTGCTTCCCATAATGGTTGACCGAATGAAAGATTGAAGGATGGCATAGCAGTTCCTTAGAGCGGTTTTCCGTAGATGTGTCGGGTAACTTCTACATCATCAACATATACAAAATCGAATTGATCGATAGTAACATATGCTACAGCCATAGACACCGGGAACGTTTGCATACCACTTCGATCAATATTCATCCACATTGGAGTCGAAGCGTTGTTTGTTTGTTCATAGAACCAATCACGCTCCATACCTGCGGTCATATTTATATCAATACCTGGACCAAAAGCATCACGTGCTTCGGTGTTTCCTTTCATGAGTGGATCATTTAGTAAGCTAGTTCCAAGAGGATTCATTCTTACACCAGAACCAATTGAGTTATCAGTTCCAGAATATGTAGCATTGAAATCAGCTATACCAAATTGTTGCTCCATCTGTCTTTGTAGATCAGTATGAAACTGCTGGCTAGAAGTATAGGGTGTTCGAGCAGCGTAAGCAAAACCTTTTAATGCATCGCTCATACCACCGAAGTATTGTGCAAATTGTCCAGCGAAGGTAGCAGCAGCTTTTCCAGCAAGGGAAGCAGCATCACCAATTGCTCCTGCACCAATACCAATTGCTTTAATTCGTCGGTCAAAGTTAACATCCTCTTTCGCTCTATACTCGGCAAAAGCAATTTGCCTACCCTTGACTCGGGCATTTGCTTCGTCAATTGCTCGGCCAATGAATATTGATTCCATAGCCTGTTCATTAGCGGAAGTACAATATCGAGAAGCCTTACATTCAACTTCCAGAATTGCTTTTGCGTAAGCTCCTGCTACGGCTGCATTTAAACGACCACCATAGCGTGAACCCATGACCTCAATAGGCTCAATCGGTTCAGGGTTACCAGCGAACTCTTCGAGGTGTTGAAGTTCCCTTGGCCAATAGATTTCTTTGAGACGATTTAGCTGCTTCTGCGTGATGTTCATTGTCCGATCGGCAGCAGCTTTTTGCTTAGTGTAAGCTTCGATGGCCGCAGCAGTCATGATTGCTAGATTAGCGAGCATAGCTATCTGACGCTGAGTAGCTACTTCTTTAGCCCCCCATGCGTAATAGTATTCTGCTGATGTGTAGCCGTGACTACTGATTCCGGTCATTGTTTTCCTCGCTACGAACTTCATCGCTACGAGTTCTTTGTTGCTTACCAGCAGCGAAGTCAAACTTAAAAGGTTCGAAACGGATGTCAGCTCCACTATGAGCAGGAAGTTCTACATTATCTATCCTTCCGGTATTTGGTGGTTCCATGTACATCTGACGAACACCTACATTGTATCCAGCTGTAGAAACATTTGCCTGCGGTGTCCATGGAACATTGGCTTGTGGTGGTGTGTAGGTCAAGGCATGAACTCCGAAACGAATAAGCCCTTGCATCATGTCGTTTGTTGTTCCTACTGCATCTCCAGCTAGTTGAGCAAACCCAGCGATAGAACCTACAGTATTCTTACCAAGCATTAGAACTGCGTACTGCCATGCGTAGCGTCGGTCATTCAATGCTTGTTCACGTTGTTCTTCAACCCGTGCTGCGTAGCTCATCATATCTGCCCGAGCTAAGGCCATCTCATTTAACCAACGTCCATCGGCACATGGATTTGTTTCAGCGCATTTCTTTTCAAGCCAATCCAAAAGATCATCATGATTCGCATAAAACGAATCTTCCATAATGTCATCGTATTGTAAAGCTAATGATAAATATTGAGCTAGATACTTTGGAATATTAAATACATCAATGGCTAACTGGCGTTCATATGGAAGAAATTTCTCCCACTGCCGCTGATAATCTTCAGCGATAGCAAGTTGCCATTCAGCAATTGCATTAGCACTATTTGATGCAAAACGTTGGAGAGCAACCTGAGCCAGGCAAAGAGCTATATCCCAGTTCCGCTGCGTAGTAGCAGCCTCAATTGCCGCTAGCGCTTTATTGACGGCAGCTTCAACATAAGCAGTATCGAAGACTGTATTAGCTGGCATTCCTTATAACGGGCTCTTTATGCAAGAGTATATTCCCGTCCTCCAGTTTTTCTTCCCATACTAAGAAGTCGGCATCAGTTGCCTTAACGAGAGAGCGGTAGGCGTTTAGTATATCGTCCCCGGTCATTTTGATTATAACAACCCATTTTTCGTTTTCCCACCAGCGCCAACGACGTTGTGCCATTCCAAGCTGGAGGATACGTTCACCTCGATCATCTTCAAATCCAATCATCATGAGTTGATTAGATAAGAATTGAACACAAAACATTTCGTTCGATATTCTCCAACCAATCTCAGCCATCTCCGATATCAAAACAGAAAGAAGAGGGGTCGATTCATCAGCTTTTGGTGAAGGATGATAGACTGCTACTTTCATGTCATCAATCCTTCGCGCTGTGTGGCTATAGAGACTACAGACACCGAGGCTGTACCAGTCACTTCAATTTCCCAACTCATTCCGACAGCCCAATTTGGAAGAGTATAGTATTGAGTTTTGAATACATCGCGATCGGATACTAAATGTCCGTCACGAAGGATTCTAATATGACCAATACCGCCTGAATCGACTCGAACATAAACTATTCCATATGCTTCATGTCTTGGCATCAGTGCCTTTGGTGAAAGCCATAGGTAAGATCTTCGCGTGGAAGATCCTTCCCAACGATATACTCCATCGGTCTTGTGTAGGTAAAGAAATCCTTGTCTGGATTCGAATGCGTCGAGCACACGATCGGAAAGCTCTGAATGACCATCGAAAGCCCATAGATCCTCCGCGCCACCTTTGAGTGTTATAACGAAGGAGCCTCCCTTTCCGAAGACAAAAAGTTTCCCCACATGGAATATAGGTGTAATAGAGTCCGGTTGCAATCTTTGCCATTGTTCTGGAGAGTACAGGTTATAAGTTATAAGCTTCGCACGCCCTTTGTCACCAAGCAACACAAGACCTTTATGCGAAGGATAAACTGCTCCACCCGGTACTGCTGCCATGCGACGAACACCAAAACCAACCATTGGAAGTGCTTCATCAAATCGAACCACCCTTCGGCATCCAGCGTGATCGCATTCATCAGTAGCAGAAAGCATATAAGGATGACCATCTGTAGCAACATAGATCATTCCATCAGAGTAAGTCACTGCTCGAATGTTATCATCCAAGGTGTATGAATGAATCCAAGCATGTGGATTATTATTCTCCGTGAAGTAAAGTTTATTCCCTACAAACCCGAATAGAACATTCATCGAAGAGATTGAACCGATTCCTTCTAAGTTTGCTGGAGGGGGAGGCATGTAGGTATATTGAGAAGAAGAGGTTAACTCTTCATTTACTCTACAATCTATAAAGGTTGGAGAGGTGATAGAAGTTTTACCAACCACCATCCAAAAAGTATCTTGTTTGTTGTTAGCCAGATCTACCGCTCCTGGTGCTTGGCCGGAGAGATTAGCCGAGACCGAGCGATAGATCTGAACTTCGGTGATGTCCCATTCAGCCGGTGGAATTTCCCAACCGGAGACAGTGACACATGTCCCATCGTTGATAAGTATTGGAGAAGATCCAGGAGACATCTGTCCTACTGCGCCTGCTCTATTAACATAGGCATAGCAATAGGATCGACCTTCTACATCTTTGTTTGATAAATCGTTTGGATCAGTTACTCGTGGCGGAAATAATGGGCAAGGCATTCCAAGGCGGCGCCATGAAACTGAACAGTCATCTTCGACCCTACCTTCAATTGGGAAACCAGCAAGACCTGTAACATAGATTTCTCTACATGTTACTGATCCTTCAGTTACTGATACACATGCTGGAAATTCTAACCAGCAACAATCATATAAATAGACTGTTTTTGTTTCAGGCTTAGTAGCTAGCTCAAGAGAAGGTTCGCGCCATGCTTCTAATCTACCCGTTTCCAATCGAACATCAAGCGCACGTTGCGCATCACCTTCACGTAGAAGATGTGCGGCTATTCGTGGTACGCTACCCCGAAAGAAATTGTAGGTGATGGTAGGAGCGGCCATATCATGACTGAATTAGTGTTGGATGAGCTTGGATCATTATCGTCTTGAAGTAATTATAATCTTGTAATAACCTCATAAATTGCTCATTGAGCATCGCCCATTTACTTTCAGCTTCAACCCATTTTTCTCTATATTCAGAAACACGTGCTTTAAATGTTCCTTCATCGACGAAGCCCTTTACATATTCTACCTCACGAGAAAACAACTCGAGTTGGATATCAATATGTTTTCTAAGCCCAACAGCATCAACTTTAAGTTCGAGAACACCTTCTTTTGTAATGAAAGCAGATAAAGAAATCCCTTCACCAACTTCTGTGGTAACAGCTCGAACTTCTGGCATTGGTGGGACAGCTTTAACTAATCCATTATCTACTACAAACCCATTCTGTGTAATAGATATACCTGTTCCCTCAGGAGCGTCCTTACCAGGAACTCCGGAAGGTATTCCAAAAACCAAGTTAACATGGTTCTCTGATCCTATGTTGACTACTGACGGTGGTTGATCCCAAGCAACAGAATTAACCTGTCCAATAGTAAAACTCATCTGACGGTTCTGTGGATCCCATCTACGAGTACCATCACCGCGGCGAGGCGTACGCTTTTCAAGCTCATCTACCATTTTTCAGTACCTATAGGAGGGTTTGGTGGAACCGTTGGGTTGATGATCGCAGGAGGTAACAAACTCTTGAAGAAAGCCAGATAAGTCAATTGAACTGTCGCCGGTCTTGTAGCTGGACGAGCATTTCCATAATACCATCCACGAATGGTTGCATAATCATTTGGATTGGCACTAGTTATAACAGCACTTATTGGATGTGTTAAATAACTAACAGGTGAAGAAAACGTCATAAGCTGTTGACAGGCATGATTATTGAACGGCGTAAATTGAAGTATCGATTGCCACGAAATCATTGAATCTAAAGTTACAAGCATCTGCGGAACAGTACCACCCATACCCCCCGTAATAGTAGTTGAAGGTGTATACCCTGTTGGATTAACTATCATACTACTTGCTGCACTACATGCAAGTTGAACATCTCCGATGATGATAAAATCTCTTGTATGCTTATTGACAAGTCGAATATATCTTCCACAAGGATTGGTAATAGAATCATTCATATGCGAAACATCGAAATCGATATATCGCCATGCTTTTAGTGTAACCGTTCCGCCCTCTTGATCCATCATAAGGGCGCTATCTGATGAAGTAGAAAAATTTAAAAAAGCAGCAAGCGGATCAATAGCATTTCCTGCTCCGCCAATTCGAATTGGTGTTAGGAAAGTCTCATCTACATATTGTAGAACAGTAGAGATCAATCCATCCGATCCTTTACGGGTAATATTATCCAAATCAGCGCTGACTGGAATGTTTCTTCCATTCGCTTCTAACCCTTGATCTGTCATGGTTAAGAAGTTATCTGGATCACGAGGATCAATTCGCACCGATCCAGAAATAGGATCAGTAAGAGTACCAGTACCAGATAGATTTAAAGAAGGGGAGTTCGCTACACGAACAATAGAACTCCCACCACTCCCATCACCACCGGCTGCAAATAAACCATCAGCTCTAATCTGTAGAGTATTTCCAGTTGAACCTGAAACTCTAACATTCGCTGTCAAAGGTGTTCCGGATGTCCCATCACCAGTTAGCTGAATACTTTGGCTTTGTGCAACAGCAATTCCATCTGTAGGGGTACCGCCGCCTCCGTCAGAACCCCCACCAGTTGAGCAACATGGTTGAGGGGTATAGATAAATGGTTCACCTTCTCGCACTTCAACTATGCAACCATTTTCGATTACAAGGGTAGCGTGCTGATAGACACCATCTGGCAATGCAATGTTACACCGAGGAAGAACCGGATCAGGCGGAGGCGGGCATTTCTCGCAGCAGCATTGTTGTTCTTCATTCATGATTGTTTCACTCCACCAGTCGTTGGCACTGAACCGTCTGGTGCTGCCAGCACAGACTCAGCTGCTCGTTCTGATATATCAGTCAGATTAAGTAGAGTAAGGAATGTCTGCATGTGAGCCTGACTCTCTTGTGTATTTCGATCTACCAGTTTCATTCTGGAGAGAACAAAGTAATAAGCCGCATTCATCACAGCTGGCGGCAAAGTCAATTCGGAAGTAAGATCTGCTTCGGTCAAAGGCCTTGGATATTTAAAACCTTTAACAAGAACATATACATCTTTCTCTACAGGAATAGCTGGGGTAACTTGAAAACGGCCATTAAAAGTAGCATCCAATGTGACAGAGGCTAATAGAAAACCTGTATGTCTAGTATCAGCCAAGGCAGAAGCTTTACTCCACTGACTCTTAACCGTGGTCATCAATGCACGAGAACCATCGAGCTTCCGTAGGATATTCCCGCTCTCGTCAACTTGTGCTTGAACGTCGAAAACATTATCAAAGCAACCCCTTATGTCCTGATAAGTTCCTGGGTTTAATTTAACGATTTTGTGCTCAGTAAATAGGTCGCTCCTTGGAACTGCTGCAGCTTGAACAGCTGCATTGATAGAATCCAAAAGCATCTTACGAGTGTAGCGGGTATATTCATGCATTGGCTCATCGTCACCAAGCACCGCAGCAATCGTCAAGAGATAGTCAGCAACTGTGGTCATAATGGACTAAAGTTTCTGCGATTGTTTTGCATAGACGAGAATACATAAACTGCATCCTTACGAGCAGTCTTTATATCCTGTTGCCATGCTTCTACACGTTGAATATTTCGCATGAGCGCAGCGTCTCGGAAGTGAACAGCACGAGCATATACAGCTCTGGCTTGTTCAGCGATCGGCCGACGAAATTTTTCATAAAGAAATTGATCGTGATATAGGGCATCTTCTGTAGGCGCTACAGCTATCCAAACCTTTATCATTGGATGGTGTCGGCCTACTATACAATGATGGCGATTTATAACTGAAACTTCACCATTGCGAAGATCCCAATCGAATTGAACTGGAATTTCACGAGAACAACAATCAAAAATAAAACATCCGTAGTTCTCAATTCCTACAGCTAACGGATACCATAGTTGTTCTTCAGGCCAAGTTGGTAGGGTATATGTGTTGTCGCATCTGTGACAAAGAGTTATGACTCTTTGAAGCACATATGCTTTCTTACAAAATTCGATAGCGGTCTGCCGGATGTAGTTGGCAGCAATATCTTCATTTGGATTTTCTATTCCAATTATTACTTCAGAAAGCCAATCCCCCCAAGATTGAGTATCTACACACTCAAGCATGGGAGGAGTACAAGGCTCTTCTGGTACTACAACAACGCATTTTTTTGGAGGAGGCTTGGGTAAACACTCGCAGCGCAATGGATGCCGCTGCGAGTTCCAATCAACTATCAGACCGTTAACGGGACTGATAAGTCTCTCGCCCATTTTAGTTATTCCAAAGATCTGAGAACTGCGCTCCGTCGGCAGGCTGTTCAGGCGTGCCAAGGGGTTGGTCACCAAATGATGCTTGAGCTTCTTCCGGAGGCTGCTCAGGAACTTCAACTTGAACAGGCGGAGGTGCAACAGCTTTAGCTCTACCTTTCTTAGCAGTAGCAGCTGCCTTAGCTTGAGCTTCCAACCGACTTTCAGCTGGAAGCTCTATAAGCTCTTGAATCGCTTGGCTGGCAGGAACTGCTGGCGACGAAACCGTCCGCTGAACCAAGACCTCACCAGAGATCCTATCCCGGCGGAATAGATGTCCGTTCTGATTGGTACGCATAACCTTCGGCCATCCCATTGCGACCATACGATCTGGAACTGGGATAACAAGGCCATTAACTGCGGACTGTACGAATGCCATGACACGCTCCTTATGCGTAGATTCTCAGCAAGGTATCGTATGACAGATCAACGATGATATTGAAGTCGGTCACGATTCCGCTGGTCGGCATGGTCACAAGTTCCATAACGAGAACATCTGCATTGCCATTTAGTACCGCATTGGTATAACCAGCATATACAAAATGTTCTGATTGGTTGGCGGCTGCCGGGGCAATGATATTCTGCAGAGCGGTTGCACTAGCGGCAACAGCAGTGATGTCAAGCGGACACCCTTCTTTCGGAACGGAGAACTTCTGGCCGGTAGCCGGAAGATTTGCACCGTTGCGGGTCTTAAGCGCAAACTTGAGCCCATCATCCATCGAATAAACGCCGACGGAAAGCCCAGTAATAACACTACCGGTCGGGATCGCAATGATCTCAACCAGAGCACCAACGCCGACGCGATTAAGATGAGCTTTTAGTT